GAGTGCCTGGGTTCTCTGTATAACGACCAGAAACTTTTGTAGGACCAGGAAGACCAGCACCTCTCACATCACGCTCCAGTTGTCTAGAGCGTGCTTTGTTTTCTGCTTTTGATTTATCACCACGTTGGGCGGACATAATTGCCATGCCACCTTTCTTTGACTTACTCATCACACGAGTGAGAGATGTTTCCTGAATAGAATAGCATTCTACTATAAATTCCTGAAAGGTTTTCATTTTTATGAACTTTTTAGGTATTTAGGCAACGAAAGAAATGAACTCACCAAGCAATTTCTTATTCAGTTTTTTAGTTTTCAGAGATTTGACAAAAGCATTTTTGATTTGAGATTTAGTAGCATCCTCTGCAACATCAAACTCGGAATCCTGTGCTAGAGCAGTAGAAGAAATACCAAAGTAAGCATCATATCCAGAATTAGTGATTGTAAAACTTCGAAGTTTCTTCCAATCATTCTGAATCTTTTCATACTGCTTATCCTCAAAGTCATGATACATACGAATAAAACGATTAGCATCCCGACCAGGAAGAACACGAATACCAATAAAGTTCATTAACGGAAACTTATCCTTCAGATTACGAAGAAGAACATCCGTAAAATGGAAGTATCCAGAGTCAATCTTATATGTGGTTCCAAGTTTGCGGTCACGAAGAAAAGTTTTGCCAGGATGAATACCAGAAACTCCCAAATAGGGTTCAGAATCAAGATTACGACGCACTTCACGATGATAGGGAATGTGATTTGCCTCACCGTCAGTCAGCACAATGCAATGAACCTTCTGAAGTTTATTCTCTTTCTGGAACTGTGGCAGAATTTCGTGCAAAGAAATCAATGATTCATTCAGAGGAGTGCCAGAAAGACAAAGCCGTGTGGGATAAGTATATGGAGTGCTATAACTATTTGCAAAGCACAGAGCCAATCGCCATACATTCATCATCTGATGTTCCAGTTCTTTACCAGAAACTTTGCTGGTAAGAAGATTCATCAAAGAAAATGCTTCATCAACAACAAGCACACCTTCTTTCTTTTCATAATGAGGAGTGCGGTCTGCAGCAGTAAATTTTCCAGTTACATAATCATACTCACCACGGCGCCACTCACTAGTAAAAGCATAAACCTCAAACGGAATCGAAACTTTTTTGCAGAACCAAATCAGATTAAACAGTTGCTTACAAGTATCACCCATCACTTGTTGCATAGAACCAGACCAGTCCAGAACAAACACTAGACCGTGATTCTTACCATCAGGAAGAATTGTGATTTTCTTAAAGAGGTCTTCATTAAACTTATATGAATGCAGGCGAGCCGTATCAAGAACACCAGTGCGTGATGTTGCAGCACGAGCATAAGAATCTGCTGCTTTACGGCACTCAAATTCTTTAACCAAATAGTTGACTTCTTTCTGTGCGGATGCTTTAAACTTTTTAAATTCAGTATCTGCATTCAGAAATAAATCAATTGGAGGAAATCCTTTCTCTTCAGCAATTTCTGTGTGAGACTTTTGTTGTTGCCTAAAAGCAGCATCAATATCAGCATGAACATCCGCATTCTTAGCAATGACAGTATTGAGATTTACTTTAGGAACCTCAATATAAACATTTTCCAGACCATCCAGATTTACCAAATCACGAATCTTATCCTCCAAAGAATCAAGAGTCTGCACTTCAGGTTCATTATCAGACTGCAAAGAAGTTTGGTCTCCAGCAGAAGTCCCAGTTTCATCAGACTGCTCTGGTTTTGAGGATTGAGACTCACCCTCTTCTTCAGAATTGGGGTCTTCCTCTACAGTGCTCTGTTGCTCTCCAGAATTTACCGACGAATTTTGTTGTTCCAAAGAATCTAGATTTGCAATCTTTTGCTTCTGTTCTTTTTCTTTCTTGCAATACTTATAGAGTTCTTCAGCAGCAACCAACACATCTGCAAAAGTTTCAGTTTCTGCAATCAGATTGATAATTTCAGTTTCCTCACCACGCTGAATCGGAACATTGATGTGATTACCAATCTTAAACCACAAATTTGCACGGTCAGCCAAATTAAAATTGGAAATATCTTCATCCTCCAGTTGGAAGAAGTCCTCATCGGAAAGTTCTTTATATCCATTAAAGAATGTCTTAGCAAGACCAGCATACCGACGCTTCATCAGACGCTCAATACGCGCATCCTCCACCACATTCACGAACTGAGATGGAATCTTGTGTTCTTTCGACCAATCTTCATCAGGAGTATAGAGTGCATGTCCCACCTCATGCCCCACCAGCAGGTCATAAACAGTATCACTTGCCCTTTCCCACAGAGGCAGCGTCAGAACCCGTGTATGAACGTTAAAACAAGCAGTGGCAACCTTCTTGTGCTCTACCACAAGGTCTTCCGTGGCAAGCAGTTTAGCAAGTTGGGACTTGATTTCGTGACGGACGGACATGAATCTCTTTTCGTATGACACCATCATAAAACGAAAGGTCGCCTTTTGGACGACCCATGTGACGCTTTTTAAATTGGGCCAGTCGTGCTTTTGCCTGGCGCAATGCTTGCGGTTTTAGTTTTCGTTTTTGTTCTTTCTTGGAATGGTGCTTCCAATTTGGGACTTGCATGACTCTCCTTGTTCTATGCCACCATACGCGAAAAACCTTTGATTTTCTCAAAGCGTAGGACACTTTCGAATTTGTCCTCCATACCCGTTTTATGAGAGATGACAAAGATGTTTGCGTTCTTAACCACATACCGAATGATTTTAAGAAACTCTTCGGTTCCTTGACTATCCAAAGAACTATCAAAGATTTCATCCAATATCATTAGATTGGTTGAGACTGAATTCTTAAACTTGGCAACCTCACGCCAAGTAAAAAGAAGTGCGAGGTCAATTCTTTGCTTTTCACCCTCACTAAAAGAACTGTAAGAAAAGTCCTCATGAATGGGTGATTGGACGGTTTCATTAAACTCCTCATCAAGTGTAAAGTTAATGTAGAAATCCATCATCTGAAGATAACGGTTTACTTGCTGATTAATCAGCGGGAGATACTTCTTAATGATTTTAGTTTTAACTCCACCGTCCTTTAATAATCCGTATGTAAAATCGTAGTATTTAATTTTGTCTTTTTGAGTTGCTAATTCTTCATACGTTTTTTGGAGATCTGTTTTAAAAGATTCTAACTTCTCATGTTCAGTATTTCTGTTTTCAAGTTGACTGGTAAGTGTTTGAATTTCACTTTCCAAATCTCTGATCTGTCTTTGGCATCCAGAGATTTTAGTATTGTTTTGAGAAATGTCATGCGTTAGTTTTGTTATCTCCTTGGATAGAGCAATGAATTGACGCTCTCGCTCTTCTTCCTCTTTAATTGCCTCTTCCAGTTCTTTATAACCAGATTGCAACTCCTTTGCTTTAGATTGAGCGTCTGTAATTTTATTTATTCTGAACTCTTCTTCAATGGACTGGGTGCAAGTAGGACAAACCGTATTCTCCGTAAAGAACTTATGCTCTTGCGTAATGGTTGATACTTTCTGAGAAATCTTACCTTTTAGATTTCCCAACTTACGCAATTTTTCTGTTGCCCCAGTGACAAACTCTTGCTCTTTAGTATATTTAAAAATATCTTCCTCTAGAGTGGCATTCTCCTTCATATAAATGCCAACTTCAGAATCTAAATTGGTAATCTTTTCGTGATTGGCATTTATCTTGGCATTTCCACGATTCTCCAACTCCTCAATAAAGTTTTTCTGCATCTCAACTTTATCTTTGAGTGTTTCTTTCTTTAACTCATAGACTTTAATATCTTCCTTCAACATACGAATCTTTTCCTTGATAATCGTATTCATAGAAGAAAAGATTTTAATATCCAACAAATCTTCAATTACTTCACGCCGATGAGCTGCAGGAAGTTGCATAAACGGAACAAAAGTGCTACTACCCAGAATCACAATTTGAGTAAAAGACTTATAGTTCATCTTCAGAACATTTTGTTCTAACCATTTTTGCTGGTCCAATGCAGCAGCAGATTGGTCAAGTGCAGCACCGTTTCTCCAAATTTCAAATACCGCAGGTTTAATTCCCCGCACAACTTTCCACTCAATGTTTCCAATTGAGAATTCAACTTCAACCCTACAATCTTTCTCATTGGTAGAGTTTAAAAGTTGTGGTTTATTAATTTTGCGAAATGGTTTTCCAAACAAAGAAAAAGTCAAAGCATCCAAAACAGTGCTTTTACCAGCACCATTTGTTCCCACAATCAATGTAGTGGAATCTTTTTGAAAATTAATTTCTGTATATTGATTCCCTGTGGAAAGAAAATTTTTCCAGCGAATCTTTTCAAATAAAATCATGTCTTTCAGTCTTTGGAGGAACTACAATATCATTTGGAGTGATGACAGTATATTCATATCCATGAGATTCACAGATTTGAACCATCATATCATCTTCAACCTCAATTACATGCATTTCTGGATAGTCTTCATCTTCTAACATCAGAGCATAACGAGTAGCATCATCTTCTTCTTCAAACAAATAGAGAACTTGTTCTCCCTCTTCGTTTTTAACAGAATAAGCTCCCTCATCTTCTTTACCCAACAGTGTTAGAATAAACATTACACCAACTCACACGCTTCCTGATAGATGTCTTGAATCATTTTTTGAATGATTGATTTTTCCAAATTAACTTCAGATTCCTCAATGTATCTATTTAAAATTGAAAGCGTATCTTCCGATTCAAATGCTTCAAAGTCTTCGTTTTCTTGAATTTGGAAATTCTCAATGACTTTTAACTCATTTACACCTGAACTATAAAGTTTGTCAATGAATTTTTCAAACTTTTTAGAATCACTTTTTTTACGAACTACAACTTTAACAATTTTGTTTTCATAGTCGCGAGTGTCAAAAGTTTGATAGGAAGTATCCTCATAGTAGATATTATAGAACATTCTGTAAGGATTGTTAATAGGTGTATGAACACATGTTTCCGTATCAAAGATATGAAACCCGCGAGTGTCATTCAAATCGTTCCAGAACATCTCATATGGATTACCAAGATAATAAATCTTACCATCATCTGACCGAGTATGATAATGTCCCGAGTAGACACGTTCAAACTTATTGAACAATTTTGTATCCATCCCATCTTCCATCACATGACCACGATGAGCACGGAAACCATTCAGTTCCAAGTGTCCCATTGCAATCTTACATGAAGTCTTTTGAATTAATTGTTTGGTTGTTTCAAAGTTCTCTTGATTAATCCAAGGTATAAAGAGAACTTTGAGTTTATCTAATTTAACTTCCTTTGGTTCGGGATATACTGTTACATTAGAATACTCACGAAGCAATAAATCTACAGCATTAACTTCGTTTGTATTCTTATAATATGCAGTATGATTGCCAACAATTGTATGAACCTGAACTCCCATTCCTTGGAGACGGTCATAGTAATTATTTTTTGCCCATGACAGTGCTGAAAAGTCAATTCCTTTGCGACTGTCAAATGTATCTCCCATATCAATAACCGCAGTAATTCCTTCCTGTTGTAAAGTAGGAAAGAAAATGTCATTATAGAACTTCAAAAAATACTCATGAAAAAGTTTTGAGTTCTTTCTTGCTCCAAAATGCTGGTCGGTGATAATGGCAACTTTCATTCAGTAACGCAGTTTTGCGTGAACACTATCTTTAATGCTATTATAGTCGGCATGTCCGATTGAGTCAACCCCATCATCAAAGAAAACTTCGTTGTATCCAGAACGCTCAAGGATTTTATTTTTGATTTCTAGTTGACGCTTCTCTCTTTGAATGCGGCGAAGGAATGCGTAGTGAATAATTTGAGTAAAGTATGCAAAAGGATTTTGTGACTTCTCTGGATTGAAGTTGTGAATGTACTGAACACAATTTTCAATACCATCAGAAATCATGTCCTCTTTAAACATGTAATTCACAAAGTTTGGTTTGAAGGACAGGTGATTCGCAATCTTCAGGAAGCACTCTCCAATGTAGCGAGGAATGGGAGGTTTTGGTTTTCCTTGAATCTCTGCGATTTCTTTATCTTCACGATACTTGATGAGAGCAGCAAGAAACTCTTTATTGTTTACATAGTGCTCTGACCTCTTTCTTTTGGTCATGACTGCTGTAGATATCATTAGTTTATCTCATAATATGTATGAATTATACCATTTTTAAAAATAGTTGACAAGGTATTTCAAATCATGTACAATTACCTTTGTGGAGGTTGAAAGTCAGGTATTAGCTATTCTTAAAGAGTTTTTCTAGAATCTCCTTAGCATCATTGACTGTAGAAATATATCCCATCTTACGACTTAACTTAGGTTCATTTCTTTTGTCTTTGGATGACTGTCTTACAAATGATTGATACATTTCAATCATTTCAATATCACTTGATTCTGACATGGTTAAAACATCAGATAAGTCAAGAATAAACATATCATCTTTAGTTGTCTTTAACCAGGGTTCTAATTTATATCCTACAACACCAATACGAGATTTAATTTCATTCACAATAATTGGATTTGTAATAATTAACAATGTTCTATCTTCTTCCTCAGAGGCAGCTACTTTGGCAAATATTTCTTCACCAGACTTGAGTTTGAGTGTAGCGTAAAAGTCTTCTTCAATTCCCATTTTTTCCTAGTTGTATGGTGATTATGTCATAGTTAAAATTTTCTTCATTATAGATTTTAATTCTTTCAATGAGGTGATTTAAAGTGTAGTTTTTTCTTGACTTATAAGTACAATCATCAGAGATGTCGTAGAGGACTGCTTTAGTTTTATTTTTTCCTTTTCTAAGTACTCTTCCAATAGATTGTAAATTTCTAATTCGTGACTTACTGGGTGAAGCAAAGATAACATTATGGAGGTTCTTAATATTAATGCCAGTAGAAAAGGTTCCATAGGATGCAACAATGATTGCGTTATTTTCCCTTTCTGTTATTTCTCTCACCAACTCTCTTTCTTCTGCATCTACACCACCATGAACAAAAAATACTTTACGGTCATCTCGCTTATTTTTATTTATCTTTTCATAGAGTATTGCTCCATGTGCTTCAACGCGGCTAAAAAGTACAAGTGTGTTTCCTTTGAGATCTAATGTCAGATTTGTAATAAATTTATTTCGTTGCTCATGAGAAATTAAATATTGTATTTCATCTTCATATTTTTCAAATTTTTGTGGTGGATGTTTAAGAACAAGACATTGAATATCTAATTGAGAAAGATGTCCTTGTCTCATCAGTTCTTCTGTTTTGGTGACTTTATATGATGGTCCAAACAGTCCTTCTAACACCCATTTATGCGTCTGTGTGCCGTCTAAAGTTCCTGTAAATCCAAAACGATACTTAGCATGATGAAGTTTAGTCATAATATCAATTAAAGATTTACTCTTGAAAAGATGTGCTTCATCGCCTATAATGACTGAATAATCTTCAAAAAATGAACGTTCTAATTTATAGACTGATTGCCAAGTTGTAATCGTAACAGCATACTCATTTGTTTTTTCTTTTCCTGAATATATTCTGTGACAATATGACTCAGCATCCCAACCATAATCCTGGAAATCCTTGTACATCTGCTCTACAAGAGATGTCGTTGGAACAACTAAAAGAATTTTTTGTCCTTTACCCACATAATATCTTACGAGGGAATAAATCATCAACGATTTTCCGCTGGCAGTCGGGCTTATCAATAGTTTTCTATTATGCCTTAGAGCATCATATACTCCCTCTACTTGATACTGACGCGGGGCATGAGAGCAAATAGATTGCATGTAATCTTTGACACCCTCATATGAGATTCCTTCATTAACCTCAAATGGTTGTCCGTAAAATTTATTATCTTCAAATTTATAGGTATAATTATATTGTTCACAAAAATTAACAATCTTGTCTAAGAGACCAACATAGATTTGTTTAGACCTCATATCAAATAAATGAATCTCACCATTCCAATTTCTCTTTCTATATTGAGGCATGAACTTAGCACCGGGAACTTCAAACTTAAAGTGGTCCCTGAGTTCATACTCAATATGAGGTTCAGTATTGATTTTTAAAAATACTTCGTTAGATTTTGAGATAATAAGATCTGTTGTATTCACGATGACTCATTCATCTATGAATATTTATTTACCCCAGTCCAGCGTTAAATCTCATAAACTCAATTGCATTCTTAATTTGATATGTTCTGTTCTGTATCATTTTGAGAATGCTTTCAATATATACCAGCATTGTGTCATAGTAATCAATTTTTAAACATACGGTTGAAAGTTTTTCATCCGCATCCAAATACTTTTGCATTGTATCTTTGTCACGAATTTTTTTAGGAAATGGATTTTCATAATATACATCTGGATCTGCTTTTCCAGAATAATATTCATATCGTTCGTGGCGAATATTTCTCTTTTGTTGCTCTGCTTTTTTTCTTAATAAAAAAATCGTATTATATAAATCAAAATATTTTGCATGAAGAACGGGGATGTTTAATGATTCGGTATGTAGATTATCGGGATCTATCTTTACATCTTTTTCCCACATTTCTTGAATTTTGTCAAGATCAATACTCATAATTTATTTCCAGATAAATCACTTATGTTATAAGAAGTATACTTGAAACTTACATCTGCTGTAAAGTATTGAATGTCTGTATCTGTAGCATCGAAGGTTAATGTTGTCAATGAATATGGAAATAAGTCTTGAAAGTTCACATTAAATTTAGCAACTAAATTGCTGCTTAAAATTTGTAGTGTTCCATCAGAGTAAATATTTTGTTTATCATTAACATATCTACCTTGGATTAAACCTTCCGATTCTAAGTTTCTAAATTCCTGAACGCTTTCTGGATATCCTAAACCACGAATCCAGTTTTGAATTTCCATAAAGTTTTCAAGATTTTCATCTACAAGAAATCTTAAATTTAAATCCCCAAATTCAATTTTATCTCCAGGTGTTGGAATATCGCGAAGATAGTTTGGTTGAACAGTTGTTCCAAGTGTTAAGTCTGGAACATTTGCTTGATTACAAAAGAAAGCAACTTTTGGACTTCTTTTAAGATTGAATTTAAATCCTGTAGGAGAGAGAAAATTACGATTCTCTATCTGCGATGGTCCTGCCATTTTTTCTAATTATTTAGATAAAAAAAGAGGGTCCTTTTGGACCCTCTGGATAAACCATGTGAGGTTAAATCACATGAGGTTCTTAACAGCAACTCTTCTGTAGTAACGGTTTGCGTTGACATTGAGTGAGCCGAGACCCTGGTTGGTTCCTTCCGCGAATGGGTTTGCGACCATGCCGTAGCGGGTCTTAAAGCCAATCTTAGGCTGGAAGGAGTTCTCACCAACGGCACGAACCATTTGGAGAGGAACATATGGGCAGTAGAAGATGCCAGCGTCATAAGGTGAAGTGCCCTTATAACCAACAACATAATACTGGTTGCCAGGTGATGCATTACCTGCAGTCAGGTTTGCAGCATAAGGATCGATATAAACACGATACTTACCTTGCAGAACACCAGCGAAGGTGTTGCCAGTGTCATCAACGTTCAGATTGGCGTTGAGTGCTGGGGTGTAGTCCAGAACACCAGCCATGGTCAGAGCGGAAGCAACGTCTGCAGAGCAGAGGATAACGTTGCCCTTCCCACGACGAGTTCTCTGAGCGATTGCATTAGCATCACGCTCAATTTGGAACAGAAGACCTTTGAACTTCTCAACAGACCAACGACCGTTGGAGTCAACGTCGAGGTCAAAGATGCCTGCGGTGGCAGTGTTTTGAACAGCACCTTGCTCAGCAACCTTGTAGATGGTTCTGATAACTTCGCGGTTGATTTCAGCAAGAATCTCAGTTGAGAGAATGTTTGCTAATTCCGCTTCAGCGTTCAGACCATGGATTGCCTTGAGGTCTTGTGCCAGTTCCAGTGAGTACTCAGCTTTGAGAGCGCGTGACTTTGCAGTAACGGTTACTTTCTCAATGCTGAATGCCATCTGGTTGAAGGCATCAGAACCAGTGCCATCCAGGTTCTCAGCGTCGCCAGTCTGCATACCCTGACCGACGTTGTATCCGATTGAAGAAGCGGATGCAACAGGGTTCAGAACAGATGGGTTAGTTCCGCTTTGAGCGGTAGTACCCATACCAGAGTTGCCAGCGGTGAATCCACCCTCTTCGTCGCGACCAGCGTCTTGACCTGAGAATGCAGAATCAACTTCGTTGTAGAAGGTTTCAGTTCCGCTTTGGTTGGTATAGCGTGAACGCATTGCGAAGATGAGTCCAGTAGGACCGCTCATTGGTTGAACGCCTGCAACATCATAGGCGATCAGGTTAGGCATTGAACGTCTGATCAGTGAAATCAGAACGGGGTCAAAACCAGCAACAGGGCCAGAGGCAGTAGCGCCACCACCGAAGCCGCCAGAAGCGCCTGCAGCGTTGCCTGAGTTGGTTGGTGATTCCATGAGCATACTCATGGAGCCGTTGTCGAAAGCAGATTGCTCACGAAGGAATTTTTCTTGGTTCTCTAACAGGACGGCGGTTACCGCTCTACGATGGGAATCTTTGATTTGATCAAGACCCTCATAATTGAGGAGAGGTGCCCACTTTTCCTGCAGATGCTCGGAATGGAACATTTGCGTTTTACCTTTTACTAAGTGTTTGTTTTTTGGTTTGAATTATATTAAATTCAATTATTTGCTGAATGCTGAAAGAGTCTTCAGATAGGCAGCCATTGAATCTGAGACAAACTCAGGAGAATTGTCTACACCTTCAGACAGCGTTTCAGTTCTTGCATTTGGAGAAGTTTTCTTTGAAGGGAAATATGATTCCTTCAGCATCTCCAGTTTTTCACGATATTCTTCCTCACTTTCAAACTCAACACTTTCGGCAAGTGAAGCGAGTTTCTCTTTCTGGGTATTGGCTAAGCCACCAGAAATCTCATCGAAGATACCATCAGCAACCGACTCTGCGAGACGCTTGTTGAGAGAGATATTCTTTTCGATTTGCTCGTTGAGTTTTTCTTCCATCTCATCAAGTTTTTCTACCATGCTCTCAAGAACATCATATTTATCTTCAGGGATTGATACATAATGTGCTTCAAAAAGATCCTTCATTCCGGTCAGGAATGATTCGGTCATTTCTGTCTTGAGACCTTGCTCAATGACAAGTGCGTTCTCTTGGAACCACTCATCAGCAACATACTCAAGATAAGAATCAACACGCTCTGCAAGGATGGTCTTAATTTCTTCGACCTCTTCAGCAAGAGCGATTTCATATTGCTCTTCTAAAGATTGCTTGATTTCAAGAACCTTTGATTTAAGAGCAGCTTCAAAAATAACTTTTGCTTTTTCTTTAAACTCTTCAGAGAGTTCTTCTCCTCCAAGCAGAGCATTAACATCCTCTTCGATGTTATACTCTTCTTCCATTTCCTCTTCTTCTTCCTCTTCTTCTTCCTCTTCTTCTTTCTTACCTTTCTTCTTACCGCCCTCTTCTTCTTCCTCTTCCTTAGCTTCTACAATTTCCTCTTCCTCTTCTTCAGTTTCTTCTAAGAGTTCTTCATCTTCTTCATAATCCTCTTTAACACCAGCAGCTGGCATAGCAGGCTTTGCTCCTTTGTTTACAACATCCTTAACTTGCTTAAGAGTTGCACCTGGAGTCTTCAACTTTGCTGAATCATCATCTGGTTTGTAGTTAGAAGGATCTGGTCCACCAAGATCTTCCCAACTGCCGGTTTGACCTGGAGTAGAACCAGAAAGACTTGGCATCGCGTCCGCTGCTTTGGCATTAGCATTAACAGCGGTCCTGGATTGCTTTGTGCCTACTTCCATTTCTTGTAATTGTGTGCCACGAGACATTTGAACTCTCCGATTTTCCTGTATAAAATCTATATTTATTTATAGAATTACAAATTTGAGATAAACTCATCAAATAGGTTTAACTTGAACTCATCAAGTTTTCTTTGATCAACTAATGTATTTATTCTACGCTTTGTATTTTCTGCTAATCTTTCGCGAAGCATTCCACCTTCCCAAACCCATTCTTTACCTTCCATAATTCCCTGAACAAAAGCATCGGGTGCAGATGGATCGGCAACAATATCAGCAGCAGTTGCAAGCATGAAATCTTCACCAACTTCACTATATCCGTTTTGAGTTGGTTTTAAAGAACCGATTCCACGAGAGGAAACTCCGAGAGTAACTCCTTCTTTTAAAAGAGACTCTGCAATTTTACCCATTGGAGTAGAAAGAATCTGTGCTTTTCCAATAAAATCATTTCCTTCTCGATGAAGAGAAACAATTTTGTGAGAAACACGATCAAGATTTACGGTTGGACCATCAGGGTGTCCAAGTTCACCAAGAGCACGACCTTTTTGCACATACTGTTCAGTATAACGCTTAACCTCTCTTTCCATAATCGGCAAACGATACATTCTATTGTTGCGATTTGGTTGTTCGGTTTGAAGGAACGGTCCTTGAATGTAGAGTGTTTTTTTACCGTTTTTTTCTTCGGTAATAACTTCTACTGATTCAATTTCTTCGGTGATGAGTTTCATTATGCTTGACCTGAAATTTGAATTTGTTGAACAAAAATAGAACCAGCACCACCATTGGTAATTGCTGATACTCTTTGTGAGTTTCTCAAAGTCGCATCTTGAGAAGAAAATGCTGTAGTGATTCCACTTGTATCTGCTTCAACTGTAATGGAAGTTTGGAAGTTTCCATTAAAATCTGATTTTGTATTTACAGATAAAACTTTTGCGTGAGTGATTATAGAATTATATTGAGCAAAGTTTGCACCAGAAAGTGTCACTCTATCACCAACACCAAAAGGCATTTGAGTTCCTTCTGGACATGTGATAATTGTGTTCGTTCCTGTTGTAATTCCAATAACTCTTTGAGATGCTTTGGTTAAAGCAAGAGTTGCTGAAGTTCCAGCTGGAATTGCATAATCCGCAAGAGTTGCTGACGGATCTGTTCCAATTGCCACAAATGCATTTGCACCAAGAGCAACAATTCTCAATACATCACTTTGTACTGAAAACGATGTTGTCAATGCTGCTGTTGAAGTTGTGCTAATGGATGTTCCCGATCCAACTGGTCTATGTGCCATTATTCTTTATAATTCATTTAGTAATTATTTATTAACTTAATCATTCGTCGTCATTTTCTACTTCACTTTCCACTTCTCCAAACATTGAAGTTGCAATATCCGGGCGGAAGGAATCAATTCTTTCCGATGATTTTGCAAACAAAATTTCTTTAATTTTGTCGCTTGTTTGAATTGGAGATTCGTCGTTAATAATCAAATCTAAAAGTTCTTCCATGTTAATATCAAATGTGATCTTTTATATTTATAATTTTGAAAATAACTTATAGAATGATTTTCCAAGATTAAAAATTACCCGATGAGCAATCGTTAAGTTTGTTTTGTTTATTTTGTCTCTGAATTCTTGGGAAGACCTTTTTAATTTTTCAATTGAATCTTGAAACTTCATTGTTTTTGAAATTCCCTTTGTATCATATACATCCATAATTAAATGAAATCGGTCAATATCAGAGTCATTTCTGATTTGATGCCTATTATTAACTGGCAACATATAAACTGAACCATCTGCTGGCATATGAAATTCACCTTGCTCTGTCCAGTGAGTACATTTTTTATCAGTAATGATAGGTACATGCACTCTACACATATAATTACCATTTAAATTATCTCCAGGCCATGCATTATCAATATGAACAATACTGAATGTATGTGCTTTTATCATTGTAATTCTTGCTCGTCTTGGATAAAATCCATGAGTATCAAGAATATCAATAATTTTTTTAATCTCACCAATACAAGCAGGTGTTGGATTAATGTGCTCAAATGGATGAGAAATTTTTAAATGTTTGGCAAGAAAATATTTGTATGATTTATTTTCGCATTGTTCTATTCCAACTTCCCACCCATCATTGCAAGTTCCAGTTCTACTCAGAACACTCCATCCACCAAAATTACTATAACCATATTCTTTACCCTGTAAAGTAATTGGTATTTTTTTTACTTCAACAAGATCTTTTTGTAGTGCGTTAATGTCAACACTAAAAGGTAATTTTTCAATCATGATATGAGAGACTATTTGAAATTAAATTGTCCCACCTTTTGGCATTTTGGTGACTGAAGTGTTTGGTTCAGCAGCTGCTCCACTAACTTCAGTAGATCCACCCATCGTAGCACCATCAGTATTTGGTTCCATTACTGGTGCTCCCAAATCCATCTGGGCAGCACCTTGGTCTAAAGGAAGACCAGTTTGTGGATCAACAGGTGCATTTGGATCAGGAATAACTCCTTTTTTGATTTCTTTTTTGATTAAAGCATCTTGCTCAATAATTTCAATATCAGTTTGGCGAAGAATTTTTCTACGAACATAGTCTTGAGAAAAATATCTACCAACATATGGTTCTGCAACTGCAACCATATTTAATCTTTCATTAAGTAATTCTACATCTTTAAGTTCAGAGAAGTGATTGTCATAGAGGAAATCATATTGAATATGCTCACTCATAATCTCCCAGTCTTCTGGAGTAATAATGTTCTTAAGAATCAATTGAGTCTTAAGCATATCATTGAACATATTTGAGAATCTCTTTCTCAAACGACCAACAAATTTAGTGAATTTTAATTCGTCTCTGAGGATTTCGGAGGAACGACCGAGATTAAATCCACCTTCGCCATCCATGCGAGACGGCGGCACGTTGAGGGACCTGTATAACTTCTTTTTAAAATACTCAATGTCCGTGATTTCTCCAAGGTTTTGTCCTCCTGGAAGAGTAGTAATTTCAGTACCACGTCCTCCCTCTCTGCGAGGAAGCCAAAAATCCTCCAACATTGCCATAAATTTTTTGTCATCGCGAATCTCTCCCGTACTAGCATCGTACACAAGTTTATTACGATAACGCATCATAACATCACGAAGATATTGTTCTGCTTTTACCTTTGGAAGATTACCTACATCAATATAGAAGATTCTTCTTTCTGGAGCACGAGACAATCTATAAATGACAAGGCTGTCTTCAATCATGCGAAGTTGATTGAGTGACTTAATTGCTTTATGTAAGTAAGATAAAGTATTACCTTTATTTCTATCTACCAGTCCAGATGTGCAGTATGTAATTGCATCTTTTGCAATTTTAATACCTTGACTTGCATTTGTCTGAGCTGGGTTTGTTGATGGATAAATTGTTTTTGGATTATAGATGAAATATTCTTCAACCTCAGGAAAATCAAAATCCATTGGATTATCACTATGCAATTTTTGAAGAGGTGCAAGTTTATCGTTTGGATTTTTCTTTTGTTGACGAACATAACGCATTTTCATTGCGTCAATATAACGAAGTTCTTGAATTCCTTCATGAGGATTTTTTAAATCAATTACCTTATGATAATAAATTCTTCCATCAATATACCAGTTTCTATAAATTTCGTGAGATTTTTTGTCAAAATCTAAGAGGTCTAAAATATATTTAAATTCATCTCTAATTTTTTTCTTTATTCCGTCGCTTGCATTTAGATTATCTAAATCAATTTGAACCGGCGTATCATTTGTATCTGATACAATTGCTTCATTTACAATATCTTCAATGGCACTATCGCACTCTGGGTGCAATGCCATTTCTCTATATCTTTTAATCAGTTCAAATTCTGTTCGATATACACCCTCAATGTCGATGTATGAACCAAAAAAACCACTACTCAAATAATGGTCAACCCCGTCCTCATTATTGGGCGGGACGGGGGAGAGCGCATTTGGTGAGAGTGGTTCAGTGTCCTCAATAGAGAACCCAAATAATTTTGCCATAATTTATTGTGTGTTTAGACTATTTATTAACCGTTTGGACCACCAGTTCCAGCAGCAGAGAAGGACTGAACTTGGAACTCAACAGTAAACTCTTCAATTGTATCTCCACTATCATAGGAAAGATCGATTTGAGATACATTTGTTGGGAAGATGTCAATGAAATCATACTGCTTCAGAACAGAATTTGCAGTCCCAGCATTTGTTTTGCTGCTTGGAGTTGAACCTCTTCCAAGTTGATAGACAGTTGCATTTGTCATGTATGCAGATGGATCAGTAGCACCAAGGTTATTGTCCAGTCTAGCAATTAAATCTGCCCACTGCTCAAAAGCGTTTCTTAAAACGAAACCTTCATCATTAATTACAGTAACTGTCCAGGTGTCAATAGTTCTATCACCAGCTACTTTAAAAATACGACCCCTGAATGGAACATCAATTGAAGCGATGTTTTGAGCAGGAAGTGCTGCTGCTTTGCACATAAATCTGAAGTTGTTTGCATCCCAAGCAATTCCTGCAGGGAATGTGGTTAATTCAACTTCAAATAGATTGGGTCTTGCGCCGCCACCTACTAGAGCGGACTTAAACTGAGAAATTGTTTTGTTTTCTCTTGTTGTTGCCATGATTTGTTCCTCCTGTTGTTATTTAGATGTTCTTAATTAAACTCTACCTACGACTTCTTCAAATGAGACACCAGTTCTCGTGGCAACAAACGTAAGTGTTACATAATTAATAGATTTCGCTGGCTTCAGGAAGATGTCAGCTCTGAATTCATTATTATCAATAACATCTGGAGTGTTATTGGAGGTGTCGCAAACAACTAAAAATCCATAGAGTCCTCGTTTTGCTTCAACATCTCTCAAGTATGGTTCAACAATGTTTCTAAAGTTTGCTCTTGTCAGTTCATCGTTCAATTCAAACAGTTGAGCTTCTGCTGCTCTTTGGAGAGCTTGCTCAATTGTAAGGAAGAGACGGCGAACATTAATTCTATCAAATGCAGATGCATACCCAAGAGCAGTCTTATCACCGAAGAGAAGTGAACCAATACCTGGTTTTGTGATGATTGAGTTAATTCTCAATGGATACAGTTGATCTCTTTGTGCTTTGGTTGGATTGTATGCAAGTTTAACAACATTATTTAAAATACCTCTTTGTTGTCCTGCAGGTGAGAACCAAGGATATGCAACAATGTTTGTTCTTGTCATTAATCCTGCAATGTCTGCATTACATGGAACATATCTAAATTCATTATTAAATCTGTCATATGTATATTTGTATCCAGTATCAAATGTTGCATAAGAAGAGGATGACAGTGGAGCAAAGAATGTAATCAGATTTGTTGTTTGTGTGGTCGTGTTTGTGACATTAACCAAATCTGCTCTGTGGGGTCCAATGCAAGCCATGCAGTCTTTTCTAGACTCTGCAAGAGAAATTAAATAATTTGCTTTTGCTTGAGACTCATTCTTGTCTCCAAGACCAGGACCCATAATCAGATAATCAACTTGAATTTCATCCTTGTTTTGGAAATACCCATATGCAGTAATCAAGTTTGCTAATGTAGCAGTCATTCCACCATTTGAACCAAGAGCAGGAACTCCAGCAGAATAATCTTCTCCACCAGCAAGTGAATATGTTACATTTCCAATTGCAGAGAATGTATTGTCTTGTGCTTTTTGACCCCAAAGACCAGATGCTGTGGTGATTGGAGTAAATGCAGTAGAGAATCCAACTGCTCTTGGTTCTGTATTGTAGAATCCATCTCTACCATTAGATGGGTTGTATCCAGCATAAATGTTTGCTGAGTAGTCTGCAACAAATTGCTTATACCAGATTTTTTGAGGAGCATTTACATTGGATATTGCATCAACTGCTTTAGAGAGTGATACATGCTTTTCAAGGATTGTTCCTTGGTTTCCAGTAATTGTTCCGTAATCATCAACAACAACAATGTGAAGTGCGTCACCTTCACCATTTCTAGCAGTTGAATAAACATTAGAAATTGGTTTTGGTGCAATAGACTTCCAATAAATTATCGAATTATCCAGGTCTAAAGTTTGCTGGTCATACCAATCATCAACAGATACTGGAGTATATGCTGCAGATGCAGATAATCCAGTGTTAATGCCAGAGTTGTTGACAAAGAACAAGGCATCTGTTGTGTCAAATGATGCATATTGAGTATTTTGTGAGTAATCAATTTTTGTTTCGGTTCCTGCAGAAGAAACTCTAGAAACAATCTTAATATCAATTGTGCTATTTCCGTTTGTTGAGTCTGTATTAATACCAGTGATAATTCCCTTTAAATAACCACTAAATCCTGTAGTGGTTCCAGCCCCAGGAACTGTTACATTGGTTAAAGCAGCAGTAACACCAAAACCAATTTGAGCACCTGCCAATCTAGGGCTTACGGTGTTGATTCCAATTCTTTGGTCTGCTAAATCATCAATAAAACAAACTTTTAATCCATTTGCCCAAGAACCTGGGTTCTTTGCAGCATAAGTGAAATTTGTTCCATCTACATGATTGTTTTGATAATCATCATAGTTGTCAATTTGTAATGCATTAGTTGATGCGATTCCAACACCAGCATTTGCATTGTTGAGGTCAGCGTCTGTTGCTCTAACAACCTTAAGAACGCCACCGTATGACAAGAATGATGCTGCACTCATCCAGTATTCATATTGGGAATCCGTTGAGAGTGGCTTACCAAAGACATTAATAAGATCTTGCTCTGTAGTAATGTCGATTGGTTCATTCACAGGTCCAATTCTGAAAGGTCCAGCAATTGCACCGATATTATCTAAAACATTATCAGCTCTTCCTACAGTTAAGTCAACCTCTCTGACGAGTACGCCTGGAGATAATTGAGGAGTCGCCATGTTTTTCTCCGTGAAGTCTCAGTTTATCTAAAAAATATTTATTAAAAACACACTTTACAGGGGGGAAACAAGCCGTGAATTCACTACCAGTCAGGATATTCCCATCTTATCTGTGAGTTAAAATCTTTTTTGGTTTCTAATATTCTTTTAATAGTGCAGTCCTTACACTCATATGAATATGAAGATGCCACCGCTCCTCTGTCTTTACGAGTTCTATAAAATCCGTCTATTAAATTTTTTGTTTCTCCACAGACTCTACATTTTCTATCGACTAAAAGCAAATGACCTAGTTTTATTTGCTTATCAAGTTCCATTACATATATTCCCACATATAAGCGCGATCTCCATATTCATCAGTAAACCATCTATCGCCATCTACATCAACAAAACTAGAGTTGTCTAATCCATCAGAAATAAATCCAAATGGTGCCATATCTTGTTCTATTTGGTTTTTTTGTTCCTCATAAAGTCTCTTACGAATGTCTTGGTCTGTAAGTTCTTTGAAATAGTCTTGAGCAACTAACCAGGCATAAATGACAAGACACATTGCTAAGTCATCATTACAACCCTCTTCTGCCTCAAATGAATTGTGTTTGGAGATGAATGTTGTGAGTTCTGAAATAATTTCATAATCTTTAAATAGTAACTTGTCACTCTCAATCATTGCCTTAAGATTGAGTGCTCCAACTTTTTTTACAGTCTTGGACATTTTAACGCCAAGTTGAGTTTTCTTTCCACTAAAACCCTGTCCAACAATTTGACCTGCACGACCCCTCATTGAGCACATTAAAACATTTTGATATTCCAAATCATAATGTAACAATGATGCTACTTGGTCTCCGATGTCATTAACCTCACAAAGAATATATGCACCATTATAATTTTTTGCTACTTCATAAATGATATTCGGAAATAGCATTGGTTTGATTTCATTGTTTCGATATTTTGCTACAATTTTATGTGGAAAAGATGTTATATCAACCACAACAAATGCAGAATAATCTTCACTGACTCCTCTAGCTACATCAACAGTAATTACATAATCATGGTCATCTATGACTTCCTCATAAACATCCAATCCGGCACTTCTTTTAATTGGATTCTCATACACAAAGTTTTTTAATTTGCTTGGTGCAATCAGAGTATCAACAGATCCAAGAAATTCACATTCAAACTCAATTTTAAATTGTTGTTCTGAAGTGTTTGCAATAGTCTGTGCTTTCCATTTTTCGTCTCTTCCAGGCACCTCTGACCAATGCACATCTGTTGGAATATATTCATTTCTACTTCTTTCTGCATCATGCCACATACGGTAGAAATGATTCATACCGTGTGGGGTGGAAACTATGATGACTTTTGTGCTTTTACCAGAAGTAATAGTAGGATAAACAGATGCAAAGAACGAGTCTGCAATATGGTTTGGAACGAAAGCGAATTCGTCGAGGAAGAGGATATTAAAAGACATGCCTCGGACAGCACTTGCAGATGTAGAAGCTGCCAATATCTTACTGCCATTTTCTAACTCAATATTTCCTTTGTTCCAAGCAATGATGCCTTGTTGCATCCACTTTGGTAAGTTTTCATATGCTGTTGCTAGTCTTCCTAAAAGTTCTCTTGCGGTTGCGGCTTTGTTTGCCAAGATGCCAATATTGACACTATCATTAAAGATTAAATAGTGTAGCAAATATGCAACAACAGTTGTGGATTTACCAGTCTGTCGCGGCATCTTACAGATATTAAATCTGTTTTTATGGAAATTTGTAATTAACTTTTCCTGGAAATGATAGGGTTCAAATCCAACAAGACCTTCGTCAAGAGAAACAATCTTTACATAGTTTTTTGCAAAATATACTGGATCATCTTTACACTTAACAAATTCAAGAATTTGCTCTTGAGTAAATTCAATTGCTGTATTTGCTTTTTTTAAATTAGGATTACCAAGATATACACTTTCACTCATAATAAAACTCCTTTTTAATCTTCTACATAAATGAACGTGGCACTAGCAGCAGTCATATTACTTGAAGATGAAACGACTGCTGTTAGAAAACTATTGGGTGGAATATCAATACCAATTTGAGACAAATCAACATCAATAGTAGAATTATCTGTCATATGATATGCAGCAATTGGCGGTGTTGATTGTGCTGGTAAAATAAACAATCCAGTACTATCTTGAGTTGCATAAAGTGATGCATTAAAATCTGTTTGAGTTGTCCATCTCAAATAATTTGTTACTGTTGGATTAAAGTATATGTATATGATTGCCGGGTCACCTGCGGTATTTACTGAAGCAGTAAGTCTCTTGGGAATTAAGTCTCTTGTGTTAATTTTATTCTGATAAATGAGTTTATTTTTGAGCGAAATGAGATGATAAAGAGATCCAGTAGAGTTCATCGCATCAGTCCTAGTTGTAGTTACAGAATATGGAAGTCTTGTTTGTTGAACAATTCCTTCAATAGCACCAAGAAATGAAGAACCGGTGCAAGTTACAACACCACTTGTGGGTGATCCCAAATTTGCTGCTACATATCCAATCTTTAGTGATGGATTGTCTAGGTGTGGAAACTCATTTCTATTTGTATAATGTTCATGGTGGAAGAACATCATATCCCCATTAGTTGGGTTTTCAACCGCATAACGAATCTCACCAGCACCTAACCAACGGAAGTTAATTTGATATACATTTAGTTTTGATGGATCTAAAGTAACGCCAGAATATCCAGTTCCATCAAGTTTATCTAAATTAAAATCTTCTTGGAATGTCCAATATTCTGTTTGTGCTACACCAGTTTGATTTGTTGTGTTTGTAAATGTTATTGTTGCATTACTGGTTGCATTAAATGTCCCATTTTGGGGTCCAAGAGATGTTGATAAAAACTTTATTCTTGTTTGATCATATTCAGCTACATAACGAGCAGTAAATGCTGCTTGAGCTACTAATCCTTGTACGAGCAAAGCAATATTTCCAGCAACAGACCCCGCATTTAAAGTTACAGCAGTAAAAACAGTTCCATTAAGAGTAACTGTTACAACTCCATCTGCTAATGCACTAAAAGTAAAACTTTGAATATGTGCTTTACCACCATTTGCACGAAGAACACCAAACTGCCCATTGGTGGATGCATATCCAATTTGAATAGCTTGTTCCTGATTAAATAATCCTACTCTTTGAGTAAATCCTACTGGATTAGAAGAATATGCAGCAGTAAATCTGCAGACCGCACCTTGTCCAGGACGATATCTCAAAAAGTTGGTACTTCTAATAACACCATAAGAATTAGCATCTGTTCCAGCACCAACTCTAAATCTAGAACCACCATTTGTAGCAATTCCACTGGAACTAAAAGTAAATCTCTCAAACTCTCTAGGGTCTAATCCATAGACAGCATCGCCCTGAACTTTTGGCGTAATTTGAATTGCAATATTCTCACCAAAAGCAGATTTTGCACAAGCACTTTCATTTAGAATATTTCCATATTCATCAGCACGGATATAAACTTCATGAAGTGTTCGTTCTTGATTTAGATAGTCTTGTTCATTCTTATTCCACTGAGCCATGAATCACTCACTCCAAGATAGTCTTTCTGGTTGATACCTCTGAGAACTCTTAATTTTTAAAGAACTTTGAGATTGTGATGGGTAAACATTGTGAACAATTGCTCCAGGATACTCATCCTGAAGTTGTTCAGCGAGAGCGTTCTTATCCATCATAGAACCCTCCACTTCCAAGCGATACATCTTTCCTTCCCAAACTACATCAGCGAGAAAAGATTCTCCAACTGGTTCTGATTGTGATTCAGAACCATTGATGTATAGATTGCCGTTGAAATCTCCGGCAATATTAACGCTTTCGGACAAAAACTTTTTAAATGATTTCATTAGTTGCAGTTCCAACGACGAAGAGCTTTGTTAATATTGCTGTCTGGATCTCTTGCAGTTTTTGCAGAAGTCAATTTAGATTTCATTCCTTTCATTCTGCGACAAAATGATTTGCGACGAGATGCTCTTTTACCTGTTGGATTTTTTTCAGTAACCGCAGTTTGAAGTTTTGAACCTGGATTCTCACGACGATATGCATTTACTGCTGCTTGACTTAAACCAGCAGTTCTATCCTTACGATTTACTGATTGCCAATCTTCCTCAATCTCAATTTCTTCTCCCATTGGTTTTACATAATTTTTATTTGGACCAAGTTTTGCAGCACTGCCTCCCTGAAGACCCGCTTGAATTAAAGGTTGACCCGGAATAAAATCAGAAACTGAATGATAAACAACTCTTGCTTCAGGGTAAATTTTTTGTATTTCACTAGTTATTTCTTGACGACTTGGAAGTTTTGCTTGTGGAAAGAACATTCGTAATGCATAATACTTTCCTCTCCAAGAAAGAGTAACTTCAACAACATTTCCATTTTGTGCTTGAAGTCTGCTTGCTTCTTTAATTTGAGACTTAAATCCCTTAATGGGTTCTGGTTCAATCAAATCAACAACTTCAGCAAAAGTATTACCATCGGCATCTTCAATTGTTACATCTTCTGCTTTAACACAATTTGGATATCTTTTACCAAACATTGTCTTCATACCTTTCTTTTTATATCCAGGCCAACATTTTTCACTTAAGATTTCATCTAAAATTTTATCAACAAGTTTTTGTTCTTCCATTTCTCCGCTTGCAACATAATCTGCTGCAGTATCAATATAATCTGCTGCTTTAGTGATTTTTGATTGAACCCATGCTTCTAAATCTCCTTCTCCTCTTCCAACTTTCATTTGAAGTTTTTTAACAGCATCCGCAATTGTTTTGAGTTCAGATCTTGCCATTGAATATTCATGGTCTTTGATGGAAACTTTATCCCATGCTTTTCCACCATAAGAACATTCAGATCTTGTCTCTCTTTTATCGCACAATGGACAATATCTTTGTTCTTCTTTCATAGTTTCTTCCGATTTAGTTCCCCAATTATCAGCACCAACTTTACGACATTTTACAAGTGCTCCGGAAGCATATGCGCTTGGCCAAACGCTATAGCGAGACTTAACTTTATGATAGCAAGCATCTTTAGTGCCACTACCTTTACTTGGTTTATCTTTTGCTTCTTGCACTTCCATTTCTTCTTTCATTTTTTTCTTGGGTGAATCTGTAGAAACATAGGTTGGTTTTGCAGCTCCTGTTTTTTGTTGCTGACCAGGATCTGCTGCTTTTTTTCTTCTTGCTGCAGAAAGTCTTTCTGCTTTTGTCATACTTGCTCTCTTTGCAGAAGAAACGCACTTTGGTGTTCCTTCTCCAGGTTCATCACTTGCACATGTCCCACCGGTCACCACATTAACCCATCCAGATTTTCCATCTTTAGATTTGGATTTTCCAAACCAATCACGAAGACCTTCTTCCGTTACATCTTTAAATTGTTTATGATGTTTTTTAGCGTTTGCTTCCATCTTTTTCAAACGAGTGTAATAGTCTGGGATTTCATCTAAGTGCTGAAGAGCAATATCCATTGCAAGTTCATGGTCTTTTGTATGTTCGTGCTCAATTGGCTCTCCCATATCAAGTTGCTTTTGTATGAAAGAAACATCAAGGCGATGCTTCTTTGCAATTTGCTCAACTGTTTTATGTGACTTAATTTGGGGCATTATTCAACTGGTTTTGATTTAGTCTCTTCACCTTTTGCTCTTTTTCTTCTTCCCGCACAGTGAGCGCGTTGAGAAAATCCTTTTGGATTTGAGCAATCAATACTCTTTTTATATTTATTCGTCCAGTCTTCTTGAAATTGTTTGAATGTTTTCATTAGATTTTTGTAAGGACTTTTGATATTTTAAAAACTGTAGAAGCATCTGAAGTTGGAATAACTAAAATTCTTACAGATCCAGAATTTATATCTGCATCAAAAGATGCTAAAGGTTCCGAAGTTTTGATTGTGCCAAATTCGCTGATATAAACATCTGTTCCATCATGTAAAACATTAAGAGTAGTGAGATGATAAAGTGTTCCCCTTGTAATTTGAATTTGATATTGTGCAGAACGATAAATGTTTATATCAAAAGTATCTATACTAGTAGAGGACAATGTAGTTGTTGTTGAAGATACTGCTTGTAAAGAAATTATTGAAATATTAGTGCCAGAACCAATTTCTACTCCAGATCTTGCTGTAACGATTCCAATAGAATCTACATTTGCTACATCTTCATATATGAGAGTTCCACCAATGGAGACATTACCACTAATTGTTGCGCTTGAAGCAATAATTGACCCTACTGTTATATTTGGAGTTCCAGTAAGTCCTTGAGAAACTGTTGATATGCCTGCAGTGGTTGCATATGTTGCTATACCTGCTGATGTAGCATAAGTTGCAGATGATGCATTTCCTGTTAAGGGTCCAATAAAATTTGTAGATGTAATAACACCAACAGACATTCCAAGGTTTGATGTATTACCATAACTTAAAGTTTGATTTAATGTTTGTGTGCCACCACTCCCTCCACCACTTGTTACAGCAGCTCCAACCCACTTATCTAATGAAGAATCATATTTTAGATAAAAATCATTTGTTTTTGCGGTGCTCCTATCAATATCATCTAAAAACTCAAGACGAACTTCACCTCCGCCACCTTGAGCGTTGACAAGGTTTTTTAAATATTCAAGTTCTCTTCTAATTTTAATTATTTCTGGATCTTTAATATTTTCTTGTATTTCTTCTTTTGTTTTTATTTTTCCTAAAATTTTAAGGGCATAATCTATAGTATCTTCATCAGCATGTTCATGTTGATGCTCATAATTGTTTGTGTTTATTAGTATATCTTCAGTTATTATTTCATTACTTTTTGGTTCTTCAATTTTTTCAATTGGTAATAATTCTGTTTCTTCAGGTAAAATATTTTTTACAACTTTTTCTTCTTTTTTATTCTCTTTTAATTCTTCTATTTTTTCTTTTATTGGCTCAGCATACAACCATGCCTCAAGTGCTTTAACTTGACGTTGAATTTGTTTTTCCTGCTTTTCTTTTTTATTCTTTTCCTCTTTAACAGATTGTTTTACTTGAGTAAAAAGTGAGTCAATATTAATATCTCCAACAAGAGACTTAAACTCGTCTTCTTTTTCCTTTTTTGCTTTACCTATTAGCGAAAAAAATTCTTGAAGTTCGGTGCTCATTTTTTATCATTTTCGTTTTTCTTTAATAGTTTAGCTAATTCTGCAGTAGATCCAACAAACAAAGCATTAGTAACATTTGTTGGTCCTTTAGTATTATCTTCAGTAACTTCTTTTACCTTTTTTTGCAAATCCATCAACTTATCAGTTGCATCAGCAACACTTTTTATCAATTGTCCAGCCACTTCATAAGCTCTTGGCATTTCACTTTCTTGAGCAAGTTCTAAAATTCCATTAATTGCCTCTTGCCCCTTTTCAATTAATGAATACAAATTTCCTCTAGTATAATCATAATCTTTTTTAATATCATCATTAAAATTTGAAGACGCAATTTCAATACTTGTAGTTTCTTTTTCTGTAGAAACTATACTACTTTCTACATTAAAAGTTTCATCTAAATTTTTATAGTTTTTTGACATTTTCATACTTATGCTATAGTTCCACTAAATCCAAAATCATCACCATCTGCTATAAGTGCATTATCTGCTGCGGTAATAGATTTAACTGGAGCTCCAGTTAAATGAGTTGCAATAGTTGTTCCATCTTTACCTCTTTCAACCGTAATACTATTTCCACTAATTAAAGTCACATAGACTTCTTCACCATCAATATCTAGGTAAGTTTTTGTTGCAAGAGAACTCGTATCATTTAAGTGGAAGATGGTGTCAGCAATTGCAACATCTTTTGCTAAGTTAGTGACAACTGTGCCAGTATAATTTTTAATTGCTCTTGGAGTAGAAACATAAGAAAGTTCTCTTGTTGTATTAGTTGTATCTGTTCCAGCAAGATAACTTACCCTTGCTGTTCTAACAATATCGGAAGTAGCAGTAGATACAGGACCAAAGAGATATGTTTTTGCAGAAAATCTTAAAGTATAAAGTAAAACTCTTCTTGTAGAAAAATTTCCTTCATAATCATCTTGCATTGTGATATTTTCTAATATCACTGGAATATCTCTTTTTTCATTAATACCTGAACCAACAAGAGTTACTGTTAAATTATATGCTGGTTGAAAATATGGAAGAATTTGTTCTACAATTTGTAAAGCATCATCATTTAATTTACACATAATGCTCAATTCAAATTGCATATTATATGGAACTGGCATGTATGCTTTTTTTGTCATACTACCATTTGTAGCATCAGCAACAGTAAATTGTTGAGTTGTTGTCACCTTTCTAGAAGGATCATAAGTAATTCCAGTAAACTCAAATGACATTCGAGGAAGTGTAATTTGAGTTGATTTATTAAGGTCTGGTGATTGTTCTAATCTAGCTAAAAACTTTTGTGTGGGCCCATAAGCAAGGGGAACTTTAATGACATCCGTAACAACATCGGATGAATTTGTATGTTTGATTGAAATATCATTGAATAATGTCCCAAATGCAATCACCGTTTTTCGTAAAATTTGGTGATAAAAATACTCAAACATTTTTTTGCCCTTGCAAACAATAAGTTAATAACAATTATTTAGGTTAAGGTTGACCAAAAGGATTTTTTTCGCTAAAATCAACAATAGAATCGGATTCTATTTCAATTTGATTATTGTCCGTATATCCATCATCTTGTGGATTTGCATTGACTAAAAGTAAAGGATGAGAAGCTCCTGATATAGATCCAACAATGTTTTCACCAACAGTAAATGAACCATCAATATTATAAACATCCAAAATATTAGTGGCAGAATTCCAACTTCTAACTCTTGCCATGGTTCCACTTAAAGACCCGGTTACTGTTTCATTAAATTCAAAATCTCCAACTGCGTTTGATGATGGCGTTGAAATGGTTATTATTGGTGCTACAGTGTATCCTGCGCCAGCATTAGTTAAATATATTGTAGAAATAGTTCCAGCAGCACTGACGACTGCTGTAGCAGCTGCTGAAACTGTGGATATGCCCGTAAAAGTTATTGCTGGAGGTAATGTGTAACCAGAACCACCATTAGTAATAGTAATAATTCCTACAATTGCATTTTCAATTACTGAAGTTGCAGCTGCCCCACTGCCTCCACCACCAATAAATTTAATTCCAGGTGCCTGAGTATATCCTGCACCAGCATTGATAATTCTAACACTTTGCACAGACTGAGCAGATGGATTAACATTGTCTGTACAAACAACTATACCGCCAATCATGGTTGCTGTTGCCACACCAGTAATTCCACCATTTGGTGCAGACCCAATTCCAACTGTAGGAGTGCTTATATATCCACCACCTCTATTTGTAACAGTAATTAATTTTATACCGCCATTAACAACTCCAGCAGTTGCAGTCGCTGTTACTCCAACTCCAACTAATGTCAATCTTTGTATGTTTCCAACTAAAATAGTTCCACCATCTGCAGAATCAATTGGTTGCAATAGATCGTCAATTTCATCAACTCCAGTATCAATAACCTCATCTTCATATCTAAAGAGTTCACACCTTAATTGATAGACATAATTTTTTTGAAGTTGGTAAAATGGTTTTTCGTGCTCAACATACTTAATTTCAAATAAACGATCTCCTAAAGGAAAATAAATTAAATCTCCCTCTTTTGGTCTTGCTGATAATTTGATATTTTCTTCATTTTTTATAAGTGGAGATATATATGTTTTAAATCTCTCTTGTGAAATAATTAAATTAATTTCATTAGTTGCTTGTATTCCAAATTTTGATAATAAAACAGGATTTTCCGCATATCCCTCATAATTTTCAACATAAGCTTCTATTGGATATGCGTCATCAAATTTAGATTCGATTACTTCTTTTATTACTGTTTTTTCTGTTAGGTATTTTCTGGGCAAATAATATACCTCAATACCATACATTCTCAATTGTTCATTGATTAAACTTTGAACAAGATTTTGTTCGGATGATGACCCCTGTAAAAAGTATGGATTTAACATGCGATTTATCCAATCATATCCAGAGGTGGAAGTTCATAGGTATTAGACATTTTTTCCATTAAAATATCTAACTCTCTTTGAGCATCATCATAAATTTGTCTCCCATTTAATTCCACTCCACCAGGGAGTTTTACTCCTTGGAATTTAATTAAATTTTGTCCCCATTGTTTTTTAATTAAAAGAGTAAGATATTTTTTAAGAAATGAATCATTCCAAACTCTTGCATAATCATTTGGATCTAATGTTGAAAAACAGTCTATAACAAAATAATCTCCCACCCTAACAGAAGACCAATCTATATCAAGATATAATCTGTCTTGTCTTTTATTAAATCTAATTTGTTTTTGTGTTGTCAACAGAAAATTAATATCTTCCAAATATGTTTTAACCATTGCGTATGTCAATAGTTCAGTTGTTCCCCAATAATAAATATCGTTTAAAAATAACTGATATTTAATACTAAACATATTACTAGTAATATTATTAGATCCATCAAAGTGAAATATTTTAGTTACTCCAATGACCGATGGGGGCACTTGCAAATAATTACTATTTTCTTCATATGAAAAAGTAGTAGCAGTCCCAACTATTGTTGTTGATGCTGTTGTAGTTACAATTCCAATTGGATTTTTTCCGCCTCTACCTCTTCCTCTATCAATATCATCTTGCGTTATTTTATATTTGAAAAATGTAGGATATACACCATCAAAATGTCTTTCTTGAAAAAACTGAACGGCATCATCAACTAAATCTTCTATTTGCTCATCAGCAACATTAATCTCAAGTACAGGCGCCCCTAATTGCCTTTTGCAATAATTAATTAGTTCTGTCCTAGTAGATGGTTGCGCCATTTATCAGTACCTCTCCAAGTATTTATGGTGCAGATGAAATTCCTGGTTTAACCAATATCATTCCGTCTATAATTCTATAAACTGTAGACCCAGAACTAACTAAAATATCGTAAATGTATCTTCCTTCAGTTAATTCTCTGGTTGTTGTTGACCCTAAAGAGATACTAAACTTTCCATCGGCAGCACTTGTAAATCCAACATTAAATGTTGCTACTGCATATGAAGTTGATCCAATAGATACACTTTTTGCCATTTGAGATGAACCAGTATATCCTGTAAAATTAAAGGCAGTATTTGCCGTGTTGAGAACTTCAAAATTTGACTTAAATGTAGCACCAGTGTTAATAGTTAAATTAACTGGATACGCTACACCTGCATCAGGATCAAATGTGATTTTATTCGTAGACATTTGAAACTCCTAAATTGGCAACAACTTCTTGCTGTTTTAGATAAAGTTTATAATAACATTTAGCAATATTCTTGACTTGCTCAATATTATCTAAATTATCTATTTCTGAAGAAATTTTGAAATACTCAAAACTTTTACTCAAATTTTCCAATTCTATTTTATCAGGATCCATTTACCAAACTCCTAAGTAAAGATTTAATCTCATTCAAATCATCTTTCATATTAGCAACATCAGACTCTAAATTATGTATTTTTTGTTGCTCTTTTTCTTTAGAATCACGACGAGCAACATACTCATTGTATTCTGATATGTTTGTATTAATTATTGCATTAGTTCTTGGGTCTCTTTTAAGGTATTCATACCCTTTAACTTTTACATTTTCCATATTATGCTAATGTTATTACTCTCAGTTCTCTGACTCTTGGAACATATGCTTGATTTGTTGAAGTAAGAACAAATTTAATTCTATATGTTCTAAAAGATGGAAGATTATTTGCAGTAAAAGTATACTCTTTATAATCTAAATCTTCAGATAAGAATCCACGAGCATCAGAGAGACTTACATAATTGTCAGGTTTACCATTGCTATTAGACACACTAATTACCTCACCTTTAGCATTTAAATTATCATATCCTGGGAAAGGAACAAAAATTGGATTGAAGTTTTCACTATCACTGATTGCATAAAATGCTCTAATGTCCGAGTAATCATTGATATGGGCTGACAATACAATCTTAATTGAAGATGCTGAAGTTTCTAATACATTTTCTTTTGAAATGTACTGGCAAGCAGTTGGATCTTCTGTGAGAGTATTTACTCTATTATCAGTCACATAATTAGAAATAGCATTATTTACTCTGTTGGAAGTAAGAATTGCATTCATTCTTTGAATATCAATAATAGGAGACAAACGACCATCAACAGAACTTAAATTCAACTTGATATTAAAAGATCTGTCTCCTGGGAAAGCTTGAATAGAATTGTTAGATGTTTCGTTAATTCTAGAAGCGATAATTCTTGGAGAATTCAAATAGTTTGATTTATTAAGAGTAATTGGTTCATAACCTTTATTAACAAATGGAACATCTGCACCTGTTCCAGAACCATCATTTAAACTTGTGCCAGAAACGGTTCTCATTTCCGCAGTCACATTTGTTCCAGGAACAGTAATGTTTTGAATCATTGGAGTAATAATCTCAAATGGAATGTTTTGAGTCGCTCTAACATTTAATCCACCGGTGGATTTGGTTTGATTTGCATAGAGTTTAGGGAAACTTGTTCCATCAGTTCTAGCAACACCACTAGATGCCATATCAAGTTTAATATTGTAAGAATCAAAAGTTAATGGATTTGAAACTGTTACATCATCCAACAAATGAGTCTTATTGATTCTTCTCAAGGAAACGCCGCCAAGTTCATACTTATAAACAGGGGTTCCTGACAAATAGTTCTTTGGATTAGAACCTCTTGTGATTCCACTGATGGAACCTGCAGAAACAGAACTGTAACTAATAACTTCACTTCCGATCAACAAATATCCAAGATTTGTTGTGCCAACTCCAACATTTTCAAAAGTTCCGAATCCTGAACTGTCATCTACAGAAATTGGTGCAGTAGAGTCTGAAGCATATGGAAGAACAAGTTTTGTTGGGACTACATCAGACTCAACACCAGAAATTGTGACTCTGTTGGTTTCATGATACATACCATGGTTTTTATGATTCACGACTGCATGTAAACCATCGCTGACAACTTCAATGATGGAAGGAGTTACATTTCCACCTCTTGCAGCATTGAAATCTGTTGTAATGCCAAGACTATTTGTGTATCTAAGGGTTTTTCCTACACCCACAACAAAATCACCTTGAACATTATCTAAAACAATTTCATTGGTGCTGGCAATTGATACGACAGAAAGGCGAATATTTCTACCAACAGAAACATTTCCAATAGTTGAAATCCCAAGAACGTCGCCAACTTGATATCCAGTACCAGAAGTTACTACAGTTGCAGCAATTGCAACTCCATTTTCAACAGTAACATTAGCTGTTATGTTCTTACCAGTTCCTGTAATATTGGTAAGTCCGACTCCAGCAAAAGTAAATGAACCTGAAGCAGGTGTATATCCAATACCTGCATTAATAATTCCAAGTGTTCCAGTAGCAATACCAGCACTGCCAACATAGTTGCCAGTTGCATTAGTTCCTTGTTGAGAAACTGTATTACCAAATTGCAGTCCAGTTGCAACACCAACAACTTCTTGAAGTGTAGATCCAAGTCCAACTCTTACTCTTCTGGAATTCAGAATAACTGAATTTGGCATTAACTTTGGAATTTGTCCATTACCTTCACCTAAAACTGGATTATAAACTTCCAGAGTTCCAGATGGTTCAAACTCTGCTCTATAAAGAGTAAATTTCAAGTCTTCCCATTGACTTGGTTCCCATGTAGAAGCGTTTTGGGATTTAAAGAGTGAACCTAAGTACGGTTGATTTGAAATAAATTCGTCCGTAACTAAATCGGATTCACCAACTCTTGAAATAAACACTCTGTATTTTGTTGACCAAGATGCAAGACAAATTGCATAGTCAACTCCACCTTCTAGATAAACTGGAGCCTTAAATGTAAATCTTGTTGGAACAGTTCCATCTTGGGATGTTTTGATTTGACTTGGGTCAACAACAATTTCAGAGAATGGAAGAATCTTTTGTGTTGGAGTTCCTCCTTGCATTGTACGAATTTGGAATGTCATAGGAATATCCATGTCATCTTTCGTTTGGAAGAAGACATCACAACTTGTAATAAAGACTCCAGTTTCATCTTGTACTTGGAATGACTGTGCTAATGGGTCATACCATTCTGTTACGGTTTGAGACCTTGTTGTTTGTGATATGACTCTAGTTCCAGTTAGTTGTGGTCCAGTTGTTCTTCTAGCTGCAGCAGTTTCAATTTCTTGTTTAATTTCAACTCTTGCATTTCTAACTGAAATAATATTTTCTTGAACTGTTTCTAAAGTTCCACTGGAGGAGAAAGATTCTTCTGCGATAGTATCAGCAGTATTTGCATTATTATCAGAGTTATTAATTAGAGTCAGTTTTTTGGTTCCAGTTGCAAATCTTGGGTTTGTGCCAACATTTGGATTTGGAATAAAGAAACTACCAATAAGATTTGCGCCAAGGTCTGATATAAGTCTCAGATTTGTGATTGTTGCCTGAGCACCACTAGTTTGTCCAACTAAAATCATTCCAGTTTCAACATACCCACTAAATTCTCCCTGTGCTTGAAGTGAGAGAGAATATGTGTCAACATTTAAAATTGTTGAGGTTGATGAATATGTAGCAGGAATTGTATTTCCTTGTCCTGCCAACTGAACGGTTCCTGGTGTTCCTAAGAAGGTTTCTAATCCAGTTGCTCCAATTTGAGATGTGTATGGGTTGTTTGTAAAGACACTAGTTGGTGCATTATAAGGACCTTCTCTATGATTACTTTGAGCGGCTCTAAATGTAATCTGTGGGTTAGACAGTCCAACAACAGGTTGAATTCCAGTGTTTCTTACTGTACCAACAACGGTCTCTCCAACTTGGAAAGAACCAGAAATCATAGAAATTTCAAGAAGTTTTGGAACACAATATTTGGTTACATTAACTCCATCAAAGAAAGCATAAATTTGAGTAAGTGGTTTTAACTTCTTAGATACAAACTGAACATTTCTAGAACGCATAAATGCAATGATCTCTCTGTTGACAACTCTGTCACCAACAGATTGCATATCAAATTGTTCAGTAATTACAGTTCTTGTGCCATTTCTGGTTGATGTTCCTGTATTAATGACTTCTCTAAAGGAATCTTCAAAAACTGTATCAGTTGTACTTTCTGTAAATGTTCTCGTTCTTCCACGACCACCACCACCTTGTCGTTGAGTAGGACCTAAATCACCTCTAACCTCTCTTGTTCTGGTTGTATCAATAATTTCTTGTCCAGTCCAAACAGTTTCCCATGCATTCCATAAGATAGGACTTAATCCTGTTTGTGGGTCTAATCCTATTGTTCTTTGGGCATTAGCAATTGTTTCAGTATAATTACCTTCGGTATTAATAATTTTTGCTTCAATTCTTGCTGTATCAACCCAAGTATCTGATGCCGGAGTTAATTCAAGAGTTGCTTGCCAGAAACTTACTAAGAAAGGTGTTATACTTTCAGTTCTCGTGGCAAAAGATTGCTTAAGCCACTCAACTTCAGTGTAGTTTAAGGTTACAACATCACTTGATCTCTTAATACCAGTACCTTCTGGTTGTAAAAATGCAAGGTCTTCGGTTGCACTCACATTTTCAACTGGACCTAATTGTAAGTCAATTGAATTAGTGAAGTGTCTAGGTCTTAATTCCTTATTGGGAATATCAATACTATTTTTAACTTCTATTCCCGACTCTTGTGGTAAAATTGTAGTAAAATTATCAACAAAAAAACCAGATTTAAATCTATTCAGTCCATTAGAATCTGGGATGAACAGATTTGCAGTGTTTGTTTCCAGTAAAGAAAGAGTCGTGTAATACTCAAGATTTTTGATTCTATCCTCAAGTTTTCTAATATCAGACATTCTATATCTTTTATGATTTAAGAAAGACAGAGATGCTGATTCCACATCATACAAATATGGAGGCATAAGAACCGATCCAATTTCCAAAGCATCATCAATTGGAATTGGTTTATCTAATTTTTCAGATGGCTCTCCATATTGGATTTCAAATCTCCCATCTTTTGTTAAATAAATTCTATCAATTCTTCCAACATAGAATGAGAAGTTTGTAACGATAGATTCATCTGATGCTAAGATATTAGCAGCAGAGTTTCCAGAACCATTAAAACTTCTACCAAGGAACTCCAATGGAGACCTTGACCCCTCAAGAACACTGTATGTTGATACTCTTGGTCTAATATCAATTATATCAGTATTTCTATTCCCATTAATTGTAAGAATATCGTTTTTATAATCAAATGTATCATATGAATTTTTAGTTGTAATATCACCATCATCAGATGATTCGTAATAAGCGTTAGTAAAATAAACCTTTAATCTCTTGGATGGCTCTTTTACATTACTTTTTCTTGTTATGAACCCATGGTCATAGAAAGTTCCCTCTTGCCCAGAATTAAAAGTATAATTAGCAGAAACATTTCTACTTGGTGTCTCTAAAGTTGTGACAATTGCTTGTATTTTAGATTCTTCAAAAGTAACAGTTTCTCCTTCTTTAAATGAGATTTGATTTTTTAGAACATATGTAATTTGAGAATCAGATAATTTTTCCGCAACGACAGCAATTGCACCAGATGCAGAACCTGTAATTTTTTCTCCAATAACTAAATCGGAAGTTTTTCCTGTAGGACCGTTTAATGAAGATAATGTTACTTTTGGTGCTGAAGGATTTGCTGTTGTTGTAGACTCAAAAATACCAAGAATTCTAATAATATCTGGAGTGTTTAAACAAATATTTTCATCTTGAACTCTAGTTCCATATGGGAAATTGCCATAAGTAAGTCCATCATTTAAAGTTGTTGCTCCAACTCCAGAACCAGAAAGTTTTGACTTATCGACAACGATTGCATTAACTCTGTTTTGTCTCTTAACTTTTGCTTTTGGCTTTGATTTTGTAAGTGTTGCAACTAATGTTGCTCCAATATCATCTGAGGATAAATTATTAATTTGAAGAACTGTTGAACCAGAAGAGAATGAAAACTTATCTGAAGTAAGAACTTCAGTAACTCCATTAGATCTTACTAATGAATATCTCTCTTCATCAAATGGTAAGAAAGTTTCGTTAGTTCCAGCAGTTAAAGCAGAAGAGAGACGATTTCCAGAAATATTTACAGTATATGACTTTCTAATTACTAATGATGCATTTGTCAAATCTACATTTGAAATATTTCTCTTTGGCATCAAAGTGTATAATGTGTTATCAACAGAATCATTTAAAGGTGTAGATAATACTTTAAAATCTGTTACTGAAAGAGTTGATGATGGTGGAAGTTTTCCTTCTGCCACACCACTGACTGTGGTCACTCCTACAATTGTAATAGATGTAGAAGCAGTGCTTACAACTCTGGCAAAAATTGGATCTGCAAGATTTAGTCCCGTAAATTTAACTAAATCATTTCTTTTTACAAGATTACCTGGGAAAAGTGGATTTGTGCTAACAACAGTGCTTTCTCCAGAAGCAGCAACATATGCTGTAATTGTTGCAATACCAATATTGAAGGCATCTGTTTGAATTGTATCTGCAGAGAAAGTTTTTGCAAATCCTACATTACCTAAATCAGGTCCTCCATAAACTGATTTTACATTTGACATTCCAAAAGCAGTTACTCCTGTAGCAACTCTTGTATCTTCAATTCCATTAAAAATAAATGGTTCGTTTGCTACAAATTCTCCCGATTTATTATAAACAGTTAATGCTGTTCCTGCTGCAACTGAACTTCTCAGGAATGCTGTCGCACCACTGTATTTTCCTTTGATAAAAGTTGGAACAGATAATGTAATTGGTTCATTCAGAGTGATATGTGAGAATAATTGAACATCATAAAGAGAAATGTCCCACTCGTTAATATTTGGATTTGATGAAGAATATGAACCACCTTCTAAATTAAAATCATAAACTCTTGCTAATCCAATTTCTTTTCCTGGAGAGGTAATACTGTTAACACCTACTCTATTATCTCTTAAACTTAAGATATAAGTGTTTCCAACTCCGACCACAGGATTTCCAAAAACACGATTTAATTTAAGAGTGGTTCCTGTAGTATAATTGATACCTTGATTTTCTAAAGTTTTTGTTGTTCTTGTCTTAGGTGCATCGATATAAGTTGTACTAATTGTTTCAATCTCATATCCTTTAACAAATGCTTTTCCTGGAGAAATTTGATAAAGTGCTAAATCTTCACTTGCTAAAGTTCCTGAATAAGTAAATTGACCTTGCTCAAAAACACCGTTATTTGCTATACCATCATTTAAAGAATCTTTAACTGTAATGTCAAAAGGAGTAACTGTATAGTCTCCAGATTCAGAGAAAGTTCTTCTTGCAAGTTCATCAGCAATTAAACTATATTGAGTATTTTTAACTTGAGAACGTAAAATGCCATTGTTTACTGTTGCCAATTCAACAAAATTTGAGTCATTAAAATCATCAATAGCTTTGAAAAATAAAGAACAAGTAATCTTTAAACGATCTGCTCCTGGAGCGGCATAATTATTAAATCCTTTAGAATTATCTGTTAATGTTTCGTCTTCATCGGCATTGATGATTTCTTCTTGAACTCTAAGACCAATTCTTCCTGTGGGTGTGTTTGAATACTGCTGAAGAAGAATAGTTTCGTCCTGAACATTTACAAATGTTCCGCGAACAAAATACACACCATTTGAAATAGAAAAAGATGATGCTGTAGAAGTTGCATTTGTAGAGATTGCGGAAGCAAAAGACTCTCCAGATGGAATAAAAGTATTATTTAATGGTCCTGTAATAATATCAGTATCTGCCGCTAATAATTCGCCATCTAAAAATTGTTTAATATCTGGATTTTGCACCCCAGATGAAATATAAGAAACATAGATTGTGAGATTTCCTCTTTCAGAATCTTCTGATTTTAAAATTTTATCAATAATTGCAGTTACACCGGAAGTTAATCCTATGATTTTTCTTTTCAATAACTGCTCAACATAATATTCAACAGGAACTCCAAGATGAGTGTTATTTAATTCAACTGCATAATAACTTTGGCTATATCCAGTGTTTCCTGGAATTACTTTTGCACCTTCTTTAAAAAAGTGTTGACCAAATTTATCAATTTGGTTTTGTAAAATTGATTGCAGACCAGTTAATTCTCTTGCTTGTACTGGATAACCTGGCTTAAATAAAATTCTGTAATAATTATCATTTTCATCAAAGTCATCAAAATATGGAGAAACATTGAGATTAGTTTGCTGAGCCATAGTTAGTTAGAACTGCAATATAACTTTGATATCTTCTTTTTGATTTGAAGATCTTGTGATTGATGGTCTATTGTCCACATAGATAATGTTTCCAGAATATTTTTTAACCTCTGGATTTGACAAACCATTGGCAAATGTTTGACCAAGATAATATGTCCTATTATTTATTGAGGTAGAGACACCGCTAAATGAAGTGCTTATTGATAAATTGATACTACCACCAACAATTGTTAAATTGCCACCAGTAGATGGAGCAGAAGTAAATCTAGTAAGATTATATCCGTATGTTGGAGAAGTTTGTGCAGTTCCGACTGTATTAAAACCTGCAAGAGTTCTTTCTTGCCAATATTTTAAAACACCGGTGACTTGATCATAACTAATAACCTTACCAACAGCAGTAACCCCCGTTCCAACTGTTTGAGTTACAAGCGCATCTGGAACAAATGATGCTGAACTATATCCCGCTCCTGTTAATCTAAGAGCATATGCAGCACTTGCTTTATCTTGTGTTAAAAGTTGTGATGAGCCATATGCTAAAGGATTCTCGACAATTCCAATTCTAGCAACTTCATTACCTGTTATAAAATCTGGATTTTCGGAGTCATTTTCAATTCTTGCATATAAAAGAACATTAGTTGCTCCCAACTCTTTATAAATGTCCGAACCATGTCCACCTTGAGGTGGAATAATTACATCTAAAATTGGAGGAGATGATGGTGATGGAACTCCACCGGCAGTTAAATCTACATTGCCAAAAGTATATCCCGAACCTTGATTTGATACTGTTATACTTTCAACCTGTTGGTCATTATTTACTACCACTGTGCATTCCGCACCATTTCCATCTCCTTTAATTGGAACTCTTGTATATGTTCTATTTGCGGTTCCAACACCAACTCCTCTGTCTTTTATAACAATTACTTTGATTCCACCATCAACAGCATTATCCCTAATAGATGCATTTTCACTATTAGTTTTCCAATTGCTTGGAACTGGCATAAATTCAGTTGAATCAAATTTTATTAATTCCGATGGTTTGATGGTATAAAGATATTTCCAAATATAACCATCACCACTTGTACCTGCGGCTCTTGGTTCTAAATCAGTAAATGTTGGTTCATCTAATGAAGGTTTACCATCTGGAGTTTCTGGTGCAGTTCCATTTTGTAAACAAATATAGACTCTATAGTCACTGTTTACTATAAAATAATTTGCAGAGTATAATGATGTGCCACTTGAATTTTTTGGCACATTTGAAATGCTATAGTCATGACGATAATAATCGTAAGTAATTCCAGAAGACCAATTATTTTTTCTTACAACCTGTTTAACATCACTTGATGTTATTTTCTTTAATGCTATTACTGTATCCCAATAATCACTTTCTGAACTAAAATTATCTGTTGGACTTGGTGGATTTGTATTCCAATCAGATTGAATATTATTTGGATTTGGTAGTCCAATGAATGCATAATAAGAATTTGTTGAGGTGGAAACTGCCCCAACAAAGTTTTTAGCATTCAATATTCTAATCTGATCAGTTATAATAGCAGCCATTTTAGGTTTTTTATTTATTTATGAACTGTAGTTTTGATACTTGAGAGATTTATTTCTCTTAACAACTGGTCCTGTTTGAATTCCAACAATACCTTTTGTTGTAGTAACATTGTAAGATTGGAGTTTATTCCTCTCAGATAAAAGAAGTCTTCCCCAACTATACTCTCCATAGAAACTACTATATCCAAGTCCAGGTATTGTTAATCCATTAAAACTAGAGACACTAACAGTAACTCTAGTAACAACAGTCACTCCAAGTCCAATCGCACCTGTAGTTGCAATTCCTACGCTGGCAACTCTATAAATGTTGTCCAAGAATGTTGTTCCAACTCCAACAACAGAGTTTCCTTCTCCTAAAGAAGTAACGCCATTTCCAACATTTGAATTATAAACAATAAAATAATAACCAGTATCAATTCCACTTCTGGTTGTAAACGATGTAACATCTGCGTTTCGTAAAGATGAATTTTGAGGAATCACTAAATCAAATACAATTCCAGTTACTGCTGCTCCAACTGATGTTGTTGAAATTCCAGTAATAATTCCATAATCTCCTTGGTAAGAGACAATAGTGTTGTCTTCCGTTGTAAATGTTGGTGGACCTATTAATACAACAGGTGGATTTGTATCGGTGTATCCAGTTCCAGGTGAAGTTACTGATATGCTAGATACTGTTCCTCCAGCAGATATGACTGATGTGGCAAGAGCTCTTGCTGTTGTTCCCAATCCAATTGGATTTTGAATATTAACTTCTGGATTTGTACTATAACCAACACCACCATTAGATATTACAATAGAAGATATTGTACCAGCAGCAGAAACTAAAGCAGTTGCTGCAGCAGAAATCTTATCAGTATTATTAACAATGATAATCTCTTTTTGGAAATCTACAGACACAACATTTTCATTTGTTGGGTTAAAGAATGGTCTAATATTATCAACAAAAACAACTGTAGATCCAATTCCAACTGATTGAATCAAATAAGATGAAGGGAAGATTAGAGGTTCATACAACTCTCTTGCTTTACTTACAACTTGACCATCAATAATTCTATCTTCAGTTTGTCTGCACCATTCAACTGGTCTATAAAGAGTATTATCTTCGGAGAGACCAGGACCATAATAAACTGTTGTATCAGTTGAATTTGAAGAGGTAACTTCCGTTACTGTTCTTGTGCTTTGTTGTAAGAAAGATTGTTGATTAAGAACATTACTATATCCAATTGTTAAATCATCACCTGCTTTAACAGTATCAATTACTTCTCTATCAATAACATCAGAACCACCAGTTCCTTTGTAGAAAATAAATTTAAGTGCATCTCCAGATTTTGGAGCCTCCTCAAAAGTTATACTACTACCACCTGTAAATGTATAAGATTCACCAGGAACTTGAAGAATATCATTGATAAAGATTAAAAGTGTATCTTGAACAGTGATATTTGAACCTGGTTTTGCTTGAATTGAAAGTCTGTTGCCATTATTACTAATTGGGAAAGTTTTTCTAGTACCATTAAACAGATTTGAAAAATTATCTAATACCTGAAGTTGTCCAACAGACCAAGCAGAGAATGAATCTTTATCAGATTCTTGTACTGTAATTTGAAACTCCTTAAAGTTTGCGCTTGAAGTCGTTGGTATTCCAGTTAATCCACCAGTTGGAACTGTTAAAATTTGTCCAACACCATATCCATATCCTGTATTTACGATTTCAAAATCAATAACACTAGAACCTTGTCCAACTACAACATTAATTTTTCCTTGAGCACCGCCACCACCTGCAGAATCTGCACTATAAACTAATGGAATATTTGTATATGAAAGCGGAGGATCGATTACAACATATGGTGGATTTGTTGAAGTATAACCAACACCTGGGTTTGTAATTGCAATGCTAACCACATGACCATTGCTAACAACGGCAGTTCCAATAAATTCAATGTTTGGAGTTTCTCTGGAAGAAAGTGCAACGCCAACACGAACAGTTTGTACGCCAACTCTATAACCTGAACCACTGTTACCAATACTTACGAGAGAAATTGTTCCTGCAGCAGAAACAACTGCTGTTCCTCCAGCACCAATAAGAGGTTGATATCCAAATCCTGCAGTTGAACCAACAGAAACAATCACTCCACCAACAGGTATGTTTGCATTATTTGGATCATAAGCAACAGAACTTGCAGTTCCAGTAAATGAAATTGTTGTAATTCCAGATGCTTCATTTAATGTATAATCATATGTCAGTCCTGGACCTTGGAAAATGCCATTGACTAAAACAATAGCATTATTTGTTGCAACACCAATTACATTTGATTTATTAGATGTAAGAGTAAAGTTTTTAGTTTGTCCCGTAAAGTTTTGAGAAATATCATCATAAACATAATTCTTAGCGTAGGTTTCTTCTGTTCCTCCTTGAATTCCAGAACGAGTAAAGACTCTTCCATTAAAACTTGATGAAGTTGTAATACCAATCCAGTCTCTATATTGAGGTGGATCTGTTATGCTTCCAATTGGGTTGTTACCGTATGGGGCTTCAATAAAGTAAATCATATTATCAACAATATTGTAGTTGCCCTGAATTTTAGTTACCTTAGCTCCTGTGGAATGTCCAGCAATGGTTGTTCCAAGCCAAGAGCGAGCAACTTTAACTGCGTTAGTGCTTCCAATTCCAACACCAAGAACTTTCATAATTTCATTATCAACTTGAACATAATCTGCACCAAAGAATGATGTTATACCACTAAAATATGCCACATCTTCGGTGACAAGAAACTCTCTAGATAAAGAAGTCGTTACTGAAGTGCCAACGATTGGGGACTGTATAGCATTATCAATAGATACTAAAACTTTTTGATTTTGATTTTTAGATGTTATACTATGAGATGTTCCTATGCCTACAGAAGTAATATCAAGAGCAACGGGGTTTCTCTTAAGAGCATTTTCAGCAGTTGCTGCAAATCTTATTTTATTCTCACTAACTTTAATTACAAATACTGATGAAGGAAGTTTGTCTGTGGTTCCAATTCCAATAATTGATGTGGTTCCAATTCCTATGCAATTAGTAGTAATTCCAGTTTGTGGTGCATAAGAAACTTCTTCACCGCTAACAAAGAAATGATTTGGTAAAATTACTGAATTATCAGCAACATCAACAATATTAGAATCTGTACCATCAAACACTCTCTTGAAAATTGGATATGTTTTATGGGTTAAATTAAAATCTTTTTTAATAGTCGCTTCAGTTCCAACATAGATTACAAATCCACTATCAATAGAAGCATTATTAAAGTCTTTATATGCCTCTCCAGATGGGTTTTCACTAATTCTAAGTGCATGAGTTAATGTTTTAATGTGAGCATTAATTCCGCTATTTGGTGTAAATGTTAATTCAGTAATATCGCCTGTTCTCTTTCCACCAAAAGTTCCTAATCCTGCAGATGTTTCAACATTTGCATATTCTGTCAAGTATACTTCGTTATTATCATCTAAAATAATAATTTCGCAGAATTGATGATTATTATTTGTAGTATCTGAAACTTGTACTAAACAATATGCTGCATCATAATCATTAAAATAACTTGCAACTCCAACAGCAGATGGAGATCCAGAGGCTGCAATATTCGTAGATTTTGCAGTGAGTTGACCATATGACATTGCAAAAGTACCAAGTCCAGTATATCCTTCGGAAGAAATTGCAACAACAACTGTATTGAGTTTGGCAGTTACAATTCCAACTGCTGGTGTGTAGTCAATTTTGATGTCTGAACCAGAGAAATATGGATAATATGTTCCAAGACCAGACGAAGAAAACGCATCAAGAGAATGAATAGTCAATTGACCATACTCCAACATTTCAACTTCTGTTCCGTCATGAACAAGATTCAATTCTTCATATTCGCATCTACCATCATCTGTTTCAATATTAACTAAAATCTTTGCGGATCTTGTTCCAGAAGATGTTGTTCCAACTCCCGCAAGAGTAACCATTGTTTGTGCTATAGCACCATTAGCAAGAATACTGGATGTTGCAATACTAACCAATGCACCATTAAATCCCGATGCAGTAGACACGCCAATAGTAGTGCTTCCAATTGAAGCAAGATTTGTTGTGCCCATATCAAGTTGGTCAATATTATATGCCAAAGGAACAACATTATAATTGTTTAAAGTATATTTTGTTGGATAGTAATTGAGAACACCATCAGAACCGTCAACAACATAGTCAAAAGAACCAAGGTCTAAAACAGATTCAACTCTTCCATACTGATTAATCATTGAGAAACCACGACCAATGTCATTTAAGACCGTGACCATCATTATCTGCCTTTCGCCAGTGTAAAGTCTGTCTCTTACATATACAATGAATTTTTGTGCTCTTCCATCAGCAAGTCTCTTTCTAAAAACTTCCGTGTATGGTGTGGATCTTGGATTATTATTAAATTCTCCACTAACATCATCAATTGTTAATACTCTGTTAGATATTGATTCTGCATAATCTGTTAAAATTCTAGTTTTAAAGATTATCTCATCAGAAAAAGCGAGAGTATTATTTGAAAGATAAGTTTCTGAAACTAAATCAAAATTTGGAACACAATTTAAATCATATGAGCTAATTAAATCAAGTTGATTAGTTACTGTTCCAATAGGACGAAGGGTTAAAGTATCTACTAATAAAGAAGGGAGTTTAGATTCTATCTGCAAATCGCTGAATTTTTTAAATCCAGAAGTGTGATTTAATGAACTAACAACATCACTCCATTCTTCATAAGGAACTTTAGATTTTATTGAATAGGAGAAACTTTGATAATATTCATTATCATGAATTCTTTGAAGTTCATCACTCAAAAATCCAGTTGAGTATTCCCAACCATTTTCAACTACGGAATAGTAATCTAAACCATAATTGGACTCGAACGCTACAACTTCTTTTATCAGTCCTTTGGCACCAGTTTGTGGTGAATTTATTATTTTACCTGCAGTAAAAGTGTGAGAAGTTTCAACAGTTAAGTACTTACTGTCAGTATCCCAATCAAATACAACTCCAGATGCATTGCCATCAGTAACTTCATTAGATTTGACAAAATTATTTGATTTTAAAACTGGATTAAATTGTGGGAAATATTTTTCTGGAACTAAAGTCATTGATGAATTTTCAGAATCAAAGTTGCCTGGATATTCTCCATCGTTCACATATCCACTCATTGTGTATGTTACAATCCCAGCGCCGCCACCAAGATTGGGGTGAGTTTTAGTCACCGTGAATAAAGAGTAGTTGTATGAAGAAGAATTAAATCCTTTTCCAGTTGAACCTACACCAACACTGACTCCCTCTACTAAAATTTTATCATTAACCGACAATGGGAAAGAATCGCTATATTCAGTTTTTAAAGTAGCGGTTACTTCTTGAGTTGCGGTGTTGTAAGTAATAGTAGAAACTCTAACTCCGTTTGGATTTTCTGTTGGAATAATTGTTGGTTTTGTATTCGATAATTTTAAACTATTTTGAATAATTTCTACTTTGTCTTTACCAAGGACATATTTTAAATCAACATCATCAATTATATTTTTTGTTTTTCCGTCAAGAACAATAAGTTTTGGTGCTATTGTATATCCAGTTCCAAAAGAAGTAATACCAATATAGTCAAATCCTGTCAGAGGTTCAACTTTTAAAACCTGCGGAATACTAGCATCTGGTTTTAGAGTTAAATCTGATGGGTAATCAAATCCAATATTTTCTATTTTTGTAGTTTTAATCTTACCAATTGTTTTACTTGAAGCTTCTAATATTGCTCCTGTTCCATAAGTAGAAGCAACTGTTGTAATACCTGGAACTTTTGAATAACCTTTTCCTTTATCACTTATTTTTGTAGAAAAAATAGGACCAAAAGCATTAATTGAGTCTGTTGTGTAACTTATTTCAGATTGGGAAGAATTATATGAAGAGGACTCTGGGTATTTGGTTAAATTGTATAAAAATGTATTTTCAGTATAATCTGAAATTTTAAATTCACCACTATATTCGCTATTTTTAACTAAAATTTGATTATTTAAATTAACACTATCATCAACGACAATTTCTTTATTTCCACTTAAATTATCTTGGGAATTTATGGGAGTGAGTTTATAATAAAGAATGTTAGGAGTATTCTTATTTACTTTAAGAGTAACTTTTGCGTCGGAAGTAACTCCAACCGTTCCGCTTTGTGCAATATCAAAAGTGGATTCTGCTCCACTAGTTTCATATTTTTGTGTAAAAAGAGAATCTTTATAAAATTCAAGCGTAAACGCAGAATAACTAGTGCTACTTTGTGTATATGATAAAGATGAATCTCCAAGATTAAATGAAACTGTTGAATTTCTATAGAAAGTTAATGGTGGATTAACTGGAGAAATTGTTCCAGAGGATTGAGTTGATATATCAACAAAGTTGGGAACACTTTGTTGAGTATCAAATTTACTATTGGTTAATTTAATATTATCTTTGTCAACAACATAAACAAAATATTCTTTATCATTTTTTAGTCCACCAGCGGGAGAAGTTGAATTATGAATTACTTTTTGTCCAGTAATTAAACCGTGATTGTCAAGATAAATTGAATTTGATGTTGTTCCTACTCCAGCAGCAGTAAAACTTAAATCTGTTGATAAAAGTTTTCTATTTGGAACATTATATTTAAAAGTTACAGATGTTGAAATGGATGGATTAACACTGATTTCTGCAACATCTCCTCTCAACAATCCATGAGTTCCAGCTGTTGCAACAGTTACAAGATTTTTTTCTATTGATGACTTAATAACTCCTGGATATGAAACTTTAAAACTATGATAGTTTCCGGTTCCCAATCCAACAAAATAAAGAAGTCCTTGATGTGAAGTTGTTGAAGCGATTCCGACAAAAGTACCAGTAGTACCAAGACCGACACGAACAGATGAAATACCAATAAGATCATCGTTTAATTTTGCAACATATAAAACAGAATGATTTGAAAGTCCATGTGTCGAACCACCACTTACTGTTGCTACGCCTATAGAACTTCCAGTATTAGTTTGATATGTTAATTCATCACCAGTGATTAATCCATGATTTGGTAAATAAATGGATCTCGTTGGAATAAAAATCCCAGTAATACCTGCTCCAGGATTTGTAAAGGATAATGTTATTCCTATTCCAATTCCAGAAGTTGTTCCCAATCCAACAGATTCTATTGGATTAAAGTAGTATTCTTTGTTTATATTGTTGTCAAATGTTGTTTTATAACCAACATTGATTGTAAATCTTCTTGGTAATTCTTCTAGAACTGTACTTGCAGTGTGAGCTGCAGATACGCTTCCTTCTACTTGTCTTAAAACTCTAATTCTGGAAGAAAGACGGTCTACATTTAAAATTTTAACCTTTTCAGATTCAATTGCAAAAACATCATTTTCTCTAATGTTTGAAAAATTAAGATCGCCTAAAACAGAAAAATAAGTAACTATTCCAGTAAGTGATGCAGCAGAAACTGCTGATGAAAGACTTAACTTATTAGTTGTGACTCCAACTGGATATGAACCCTCTGTTAAAGATGAAGTGGTTGAAACTCCAGAAACAACTACGATATCGTTAAATTTAAGGGTATGTGGTGATGTATATACCCCAACAAAATCTCCGTTTCCATTAACAGGATAAAGTTCAACATTTAAAAGTTTTGTATTTGCAACACTTATTGTACCAACACCAACACCAGATAAACGAGAAACTTTTGCAACAGCAGAAAGTCCTCTAGTAGCATTATTGCTAAAGACAATCTTATCGTTGACTTTGTAGTTTGTGCCGCCAGTAAGTATTCCAATAGAATCTACCGAACCTTTTTCGGCAAATTTAATAATCGAATCTTGATTAACATATTTGTAAGATTCACTTATATATTCATAACCACTGTATTTTTTATCTAAAGAGTATGGATAGGTATTTCTAATCCAACTGCTATGATTTAAATCATAATCATTTTGATTTGAGTCTTTCTTAGTATTAAACTCATTAGGTTTAGCATTAAATGATTTACCAATTAAATACGGGAATGCTGGTTTTTTGTAATTTTTAAATATACCATCTGCTGAAGGAGCTGACTCAAAAGTTGCAAAGTATGCATATGTACCATTAGGATATTCTGGAGTGACACAGAATCTACCATTATTTTCATCAAGAATAGTTTCATTTGAAGAGTTCGTCCAAGTAAAATCTTCAACAAAAAATTCTGATGGAAAAACACTGGTAGGAGGTCTATTTGGTTTTAAGTCTAAAGCATATCCAGACTTAAGTTGAGTTACAATTCCTCCAGATTTTGTGCTATATCCATAAGGTCCATATATTGGATATCCATCGTATGACCACCCAATAATTGGTGAGTGATCTGAATTGGTAGATTCTTGACCATTTACCAAAGTTAAATCTTTTTTGCCATATAAAGTATTTCCATCCGCATCAGTTGCATAAAGAACTCTTCTAAGAGCTCTTGGAGCATAGACATGAGAGCACTGCAATCCAAAATCAATATTTGTTGGTTTTGATATGAAAGCATCATCTTCGGTTAAATTGTTATAATTTTTTCTAAATTCATTGACTCTCCAAGTTTGAAGATTTGTTTTAAATTCTGCTCCAACACCTGCCGACTTTACATTAATAAAAGTTGTTGATACTCCATATCCAACTCCACCATTGTTTATTTTGATAGAGGTAATTACTCCATTAACAATTTCTGGTGTTAAAACTGCTCCTGTGCCGATTCCAGAAACTGATAATTCTGGTGGAGTATTATAATTGTTGCCACCATTATTAATTGCTACACTTACGATTTTACCTTGAGAAATTACTGGAGTTAATTCTGCATTATTACCGGAGTATAAATTAATGGCTGGATATCTTTCAAAATTAAGAACTTCTGATACTCCATAACCAACACCATTATTTGAAAGATGTATTGAAGTAATTTCTCCTCTGACTATTGGTTGAGCAATAGCTTTAAAAGTTTCTCCACCAATTGAAGATAATCCAACTTTACCAATAACTTCTACAGAAATATCTTGATAATTGAAAGTATGAGTTCCAACACCAACAGATGTTAGGTTTTCATATTGACCTGTTCTGAAATAAAAATCTTTTGTTGTTGTACCAACACCAACAACAGACAGTTTAAAGGAATTTTTGTCTACTACTGTAACATAATATTCAGAAAGTGTGGAAAGACCTGATATGGAAGTGCCATCAACCGAATACTTGACAATTTCTCCAGTTTTATAATTGTGATTTGAAATATTAATTATATCTAATGCGGTATTGATTCCCGAAACTCCACATGTTCTCTTTTTATTCTCATATCCAACTCCAGGGTCAGTTATTATAATAGAATTTAAAATTGCTTTTCCGTTTAGAGAACTTAGAGAATGAACGCCATCACCATAATTTGTAAAAACAACGGTATTAATACCAACTACAGCATCATTTAAAGTCTTATGTAATTTTACAGTGTAATCATCTTTTACTGAAACATAATATATCGCGCCAGTATTAAGTCCTACTAATGCGGTTCTACCAAAAGTTTTATATACAACTCGCTCAGCATTTCTTAATTTATGATAAGTAGAAAATCCAATAGATGAGTTTGCAGACCCAATTCCAATCGCTGTACCAATTCCAGATGCATTAAATGAAACTTCATGGGGAATTGTAACTAATTTTGCTTCGGCTTTAGCACCTTGTCCATTTCCTCCATTTATTTTGATAGTTGGAACCTCTACATAGTCAAAACCAGAATTTAAAACTCTAATTTCAGCAAAAGATCCTTTAACCGAACAATATCCAGTTGCTCCTATTCCAACATCATCAGTTATACTTAAAACTGGTGGAGAAACAACATCATAATTTTTTCCTCCAGAAACAATATCAATTGAATTGATTTTACCATAATAAACAATATCTCTTGACTTATAATTTAAAATTTCTACACCATTGACCAAAATTCCATTATATCCAATTGTTGTTTCATATATTTTTCCATCATTAATTGGAGAATCTATTTCTCTCAATAATTTTTGTGGTTCTATAAATTTCCCTTTATAATCATATTTTTCAATAATATTATTTTGAATCGATATTGTATCACTTCCATCAGTTTTTACTTTTGCAAAAATGTTATTGTAAATATTCGATCTACTTTTTGCCAACTTTACACTTTTTTCATCAATTCTTTGTACAAAGTATAGTCCCTCTTCAAAAAGTGAACTTATGACATATTCTTGTAAAATTGATTCTCCACTAGAGTCTATCGTAACTACAGATCCTTTTTCTGGTGTATAGTAAACAGCATCACCAGTAAAAAAGTTGTGGTCTACAACATTAGTAAAAGTTAAAGTCTCTTCATTTTTATTGAAAGTTCCACTAAAAGTTATTTTTTGAGTTTTTGGTCCAAATTTTACACCAGTTGGTGATAAAGGTTCACCAAAAGATGGTAAAGAAGAAGATGCTACCAAAATTTTATCAGAATCCAAATACACATTTTGAATATTTGAAGTAATTTTATTAAGATTTTGGTGCAGACTAGAGTCTATCTTTGTAATGGTTCTTCTGACTTTAATAATTTGTGATGAATCATCAATACCAAGACCTCTAATTAAACATGTTTGATTGTTAAAAACATCAAACACAATAAATTTATTTGATAAAATTTCGTTGTTTTTGTTAATTAAAGAAACACCATCACCTATTCGAAGAATATTGACATCTGTTGTTACTAATCTGTATGTATTATTTGTAGAATCAATTAAAGTCAACGATGAAACATCATAACTTTGAGCGGTATTAAATAACCATCCATTTGCTTTTTTATTATTAGATACCCTTCCTAAGGTTTTAAATTTAACTAAAGAACCAGATTGCTGATACTTTGTATTTTGTGGAATATTGAGTTGATTTAAAACAGATCTAATTTTAACTTTAATTCCATCTGTTGAGCCAGCTCCAGCGGCATAAGCATAAGTATTTTGATCAATATCAGTTTTATCTAAAATTGTTGTTGTAATTGCATTAGTTGATATACCAAGAAACTGGTTGATTGTCTTATCGGAATAAGTTAAAACTCCAGATGTGCCATTATTGTAAACAAAAGATAAAGTTCCTGTTTTTGGAAATCCTAATGTAGAATCAACATCAAGAAAAGTTTGTCCAGCACCAACATTACCTATAATTTTTGTTTTGGAGTGAATGGAAAGATTGCCATACAATAACTCCGCAGAACCATCATTCTGGGTGTAAGAACCATCGATGCTTACTTTGTAATAAGTATCGGTTAAAACGCCAACGGAAACTCTTTCAACGCTTGCTACAGGTGCATACGCTTTTGAGATATTCTCAAATTCATCTTGGAAAAGAGTTTTATTTTGTAATTCAAAAGGATCTCCAGAAATAGATTCTACAATCAAATCTCTTGTTTTTCTATAATTTGCATTAGATGGGGAAATTACATAATCTCTTGGTCTAATAATACTTACATCTTCACCATAAAGAGATTTGAAAAGAATCTTAAATGATTCGTCTGTTCCTCTGGTTGAGTAAAAGTTTTTTGATTGTCTAATAAATTGTGGTTGATTTAATCCATCAACAAGATTTCTACCCTGCAAACCTGGTAAAACTTGTTTTTTGACTTTTTTTAAAAATTCTTCCAAAAATAAAACACTCAAATTTTCTACTATTGCTTCATTTGAGTGATCATCTGCTACAGAAGTTGAAAAAATTAAATCTTCTGGATTATTTGGATCTGTAAATGAGGTAATTCCACTAAATCCCCTTACACACCCAACAAAAGAAACATTGGTTTTACTAGTATATGTAATTACCTCATTATCAATTTTGATGAGTCCGTAATTTGCGGGAAATCCTTCTGTATTTTCAACATTTATCGTTGTATCAAAAGAATCGATACTTTCAGTGAGAGTTGTGGATTTTATAATTTTTCCACAAGAATCTAACTTGATGTAAGAATCAATATTTTGAATTAAATCAACAGGAGCTCCCTGATATTCTTGTCCCAAATAATATTGAGACAGGAACTCACCAATTAATGGAAATTCTTCTTGGACATAAGAAGGTAATTGATTTCTTACAATTTTGTTAAACTGAACTCTCTTTTCTGTCATGTCTTCTATCTAACAATACTTTCGTTATGATAACTTGAACTTACTTTATAGTTTGAACCTGCAGGATCTAATCCAGAACTGATTTCATCAATAATCATTTCAACATTACTTCTATCTAGTTGCAAATATAAATCCTGTAAACCAATTACATCATTAGAAGTAGGAATTCCAGATATTTCTAGAATTTGTTGTCCATCTTTTATTTTTCCAGAGATAATATTCACTGGATTAAGTGTAACACGACCTTTTTTGTAATCTATTTTACCAACATTTCTTCTTCTAACTACTGGAGTTGTTGAACCAGCAGAAGGAAGGGAGAAAAGTGAAATAGTTCCAGTTTTTTTATCTGAATTTGGAACATCAAACAAATAAACATCATCAGATATGTCAATAATTTTAAATGCGCTAGACTTAATGTTATATCCACTCATTGATGCAATATGAATTTCATTTCCAAAGTCAATTGCGTACTCTGCAAAGGTGTTTAATGCAATTCTTACATCTCTTCTCATTTGAACGGTTGTAATATTTGATGTGATGGAAGAATGACTTTGATCAATCACTTTTAAAAGTTTACTGTATTTAAATCTTGCTCCATATCTATTTAATTCAGATGATTCGGCGTACTTGTTGATATTTGATTGAACTAATGTTGACACGAAAGATGCATTTGGTGCTAGATTGCTGTTATAGTAAACTTTACTGTCAATTTCAACATACAAATACTTAAGATCTAAAATTTCTGGTACAATTCCAGCAACAGCGTACTTTTTTAAATCTCTTTTAATATTTTCTTTGATTGAATTCGGAACAAAATCGCCAATTCTTGGTTTTATGCTGATAAAAACCTTTCCATACTGTGGTGGTATTAATTCCTCACCACCAAATACTGAAATTGACTCTGCTTCGGGGTAAATTTTGTTTGGAATTAAAATTTCATAGTCATTTGATGTTAAAGCTCTGTTTTGAGTTGAATATACATGAGGAGCATATTTGCGAATTGAATCAACACTCTCTATTTGCTCTCCACCGCTTGAAGGAGTTGCTGCACTAATCAAAGAAATGCCACTTGTAATTGTATATTCAACAGAATTTCTTGTATATGTCAGTTTTCCACTAAATGTAAAGTTACTAATGCCGTTTGCAGAGTCTCCATCAGTCACAATATAGGAAACTTCGATGACATTTCCATCTTGAAGTGCTTTTCCAAATTTTCCATCACCAAAAACAAGTTCATATTGCTCATCTTCAACTTCATTGATGAAATAAATTGTTGAATTGCCAGTGACTACAGATCCAGTTGTATCGTCAAAGAGATTATCTTGTCGTGTATACCGAACTGACACTGTAGACAAGTTACTTGGCTTAACGCTCACCTTTAAAGTGTCCAAATCAATACCCGAATTGGGCAAAATAAACCTTTGAAATGGATTTCTGGAAGAATACTCAAAACTTTGCTCAATAACCGTTCCTTGATAGACTTCAAGACTGTCAAAAGTTGCAATTCCATCAACTACAGAAATGGATTTGTCCTCAGTAATTCCAAAAACATAAGATTGCCCTGCAAATTGATTACTAGTTGCTGCAACAGGACCTTTTTTGAGGACTAAAGTAGATGGAGTTGGTGAGATATTTGTTGTATCTACAAAGAAGTTAATAGATGCACGAGATGACTTCTTTGATCTTGGCAAATATCCAATATTGCGTGCAAGTGCAACAACATTTTCTCTTAAAGTTGCACTATCAAGAAATACCTCATTCGCAACCATGTTTGCATTGTATGAGGTGATGTAAGTATTGTATGCCAGAACATCAAGAATGGTTGATAAATTGGACCCATCAAAGTCATAATCCGTAAAATTGGAATTTGATTTTAAATAGTCTTTTAAAGTTTGTTTTATCTGGTCAAAATCGAGACCAGTGAAGTTTTGAAGTGGCATTTATCGTGTTGGCAACAAGACGAATTCTAATTGTTGAGCAGGAATATCTGCTCCGACGATTCTGTATACAATAACAACATTAAATCCATTATTATCATAGTCTGGAGTTGCCTCCACACTCACTAAACTTACTCTTGGTTCATAATTCCGAATTGAATTTTCAATTTCATCTTGAATTGTGACCGCAGTAATGTCATCAATATTTTCAAAAAGAGAACGAGTTACATTTGAACCAAAATCTGGGTCAAAAAACTTTTCTCCAGGAAAAGTAAATACAATATTACGAATAGAGCGGGCAATAGAAGTCTCATTTTTTAAGGCAATCAAATCATTATTCAGGGGATTAACCTGAAATGACATACTGATGTCCTTAAATGCTTGACTTACCCGCTCTAAAGGCATGGATGATACAAATTCTAACTTATTTATGGGTAATTTTTAACTAAAATTCAGACAAAGGAATGGGTTCGGTGCCATATTCCCAATCATCATAGTCTTCATCATTGCGAATTTTAGCATGTAACTCTTTTTGCAATGAAAAATCATGTTTTTTTGGAGTTTGATTGTCATTCGCAATCTCTCTCAACATTTTTTTCTCGTTGTTTTCCATTTTTTGCTCCTGATTCGTTAAAATCAGAACTTTTTACGGGGTTGCTATCCCGAATGTCAATGTAAAATCCTTTTCTTAGATAGTCTTGGTCCTCAACGAAAGTTAAATTTTGAACTTTTTCTATATTTTGATCGTTCCAAACTGGAATTGCTACGGAATTTTGAAAACGAAAGTCTGGATTTCTTCTGAAATGAACCTCTATAAGGTGATTACCAATAAATTCGCAATTAATCCACTCATAATTACCTTTTAATTTATGTAAAATTTCGGGAAAATCTATATCTTCTTCAATTTTAGTCCATTTCTTCCATTTATACAATGGGTCATGATTGTCTCTTTCTCCTAAAACCACCAGTTCTGATTTTTGATGATGAAAGTCTACGCTAAGATGTCTTCCTTCAAAAATTTCACACCAAAATTCAGCTGGATGTAAATGATCCGTTGATGCATCAATCCATTCAATACGAGAAAATCGCCCCATCCCCAACAAATTAATACAAGGACGGACGATATAGTTTCCCGAATATGGAACAGAGCACCCTGTAGGACCACACAGGTGCCCCAGACGATGATTTAAGATTAACTTATGATAGACCCAAAGATCTTCTAAATGAATTGATTTCCACTCGTCTGTTGAGTCTGAGTAATACATGTATGAATTCCTGATACATGATTTCGATGAAGAGTATAATTTTTTTGAATTCGAATATCAGAGTTTTTAAAAGTCCAACACTCTCCTGTACTATCTAGAAAAACCACCCATTCTAAATCATGTTCTTGAGAACGATCAATCACAAAAAAAGCCCAGCCATTACCTTTAGGAGTAATGACTGGGATTTGAGGATTTAATTGAATCACCTACCTTGTCCTCTGTACCTTTTCTTCTTTCCATTGCGAGAGGTTGCTGAAAGAAGTGTTCTAGGCGAGCGACCTTGGCGAGTCTTCTTTGGTGCTCCAGGTTCAAAAATAACCTTATTGCTTCCACCTTTAGCCATCTAAAATCCCTCCATCAAATAATACGAGTTTTTTCATGACCCACACGAATACGAGGATCACACCAGATTTCAAAGCCTGCATCCTTTGCATCAAGACAGAATGAGACATCCTCACCACACATGTCCTGAACACTGCCAGACTCAAAGACTTGCATTTTCGGTGCAAACCAAGGATATTCAAGATTCTCAAAGACACCCTTTTTAATCAGCACCCAACCAAAACCTGTATAGTCTACCGTGAAAGGTTTCTTCCGTTTTGACATTGTTTCGACAGTTTCGTGATTCATCACTCCACCATTCTTACGGAAATCATCTTCTTCTAACCAGTGTGCGACAGAAGTTGTGTGACCATCTTCCGTTGCATACCAACCTGCAGCAATTTCCTTCTCTTCTCCATCAGCAGAAAGAGCTAAATCACAGAGTTGCCAGAACTTGGTTGTATCAAAAACAATGTCATTATCAATCCAAAGTTGATAATCATATTCCAGTTTACCATCCCAAGGAATTTGTTTCGGTCCTCTCAAAACATTTGCACCAAGAACCTTACAACGTGCAAAGTTTACCATTGATGAGTAGTCTTGAGAAATCTGAATACTCATTCCATTCTGAACCATATCAAAACAAAGTTGTACAAAGTTCTTCAGAAAGATATATGAACAACCTCTACCAGGAAGACAGAATACAATTCCTTTTCCTCTCATTCGTTCTTTAATCGCATCAATATCCCAAGTCGGTTCTTGAGTCTTTGGTGCTACTGTCTTTACTGTAAATCCTTTAGCCATAAGATTGAATTACCTTCAAAATCAATTTTATCGTTCTATTTAGAATTTGTCAATACGAAGAATTTTGCTGTATGTCTTTTCTTACAATCACTTCTTCATATGACAAATCATCTAATTCATAATCCGTTTTCATCAATCCAACAAGATGATGAAATGTATTCCATGTGGCACGAAAATCTTCTTCCTTAATTGAATGCATCAAGCATTTATCTTTTGCGTAGATATGATAAACCTTTTCCATAAAAACTTTGTGGGCGGAATTTTTTTTGATCCCAAGGTATATATTCTTCTCTCATACCTCCGGAAAATTTTTATGAGTGTGATATTTCTCTCGCGTTTTGTCACCTCTGTAGGTTAGGGTAGTTTGGGTTTTTTATAACGACAACGCCGCCCCGCGCCATCAACAACCGCCCGCAAAACACTGCCAAACGACTATAATCACGAGTATAACATAAACGCTCCCCAGTGTCAACCAGGGAGCGCACAGTTAGGTATTAGAACTGCACCTCATTCAGAGTGGGTTCATTATCACGTTGCTCCGAAACATTATCAGCAACGAGTGCATCGAGAATGGACAGAATCTCGCTGCCAGTATTACCTTGAGCCAGCAGAGAAAGTGCAATCGACTTGGACATTTTGTGTTGTTTGTTGTTAGAAACTGTGTGTTGTGTGAGTGTCTTTATGAGGGCGCATCTCATTCCCCATTGTTAATGCTTACTGTGCGACCAGTGGTGCATCATAACTCCAGAACTTTGCGGTGTCATTATAGCGATAGAACTTTCGCACCTCACTATAAACATCCGTCACCACTGGTTTGTGACACACAGCGGGACGATTGATGGCAGCACGACATTGCTCTGCGATCTCATCCAGAGTATAACGGGAAGAAGGAATGTAACGCATAAAGTGTTGGAAACTGTGTGGGGGTGTCCCTTACACTACTGCAACACTTTAGAGGATCCAAGTATGAGTAACTCACCAACGCTCTGGGTTACTCAAATCCTCCACGTATGATTCACACTTTTCTGCGGGTTCCAGTTCGAATAACTTTTCCCAGTCAATCTGATGCGGGTCGAAGTCACTGAAAACATCAAGTTCCAGAGTGATTCTATAACGCTGCCTCTGTGCTGACTGATAAGCAACTGACATAGTTTCGCTCCGTTTGTTACTGTAAGTATTGTAAGATGCTGGGCGTTTTCTGTCAAGTATTTATGAAGCGTGATGATACTTTTGCGCGACTCTGTGGGGGTTTGGGGATACTCGGGGGGTCTTGACATTTGTGCGGGTTCGTGATAGAGTGCGGGGAAAGATCACAAGACT